TCATGTTTGTGTGAAATCTTTTTCCATATATGCAACTACTTCCTCTTGTTTTGATGGGTATAAATGACTATACGTATCTAATGTAGTTGAAACACTTGAATGACCTAGCCGCTGTGCTACTACGAGTGGGCTGACACCTTTATTTATGAGATAAGATGCATGAGAATGTCTGAATTCATGAAGTAAAATTTTTTTGCTGCCAGCAATTTTTAAATAATTAGCGTATTTTCTGTCCAGAGTAGTTGTGGATATACAAGTATAAAACTTTCCAAATACAACATAATCATTTTTTAATGGTGCTTCTACTGTAGCAAGATTTTTTAGCTCTTTCAATAAATTGAGGATGTGTATTGGTAACAAGATAATTCTGTTTGATGATTTTGTTTTTGGTTTGGTGACTTTTCCTCTATAAGTTGTTTTATTAATGTTAATCGTATTGTCTTCAAAATTTATATCTTCCCAAGTTAATGCCAATAATTCACCTTTTCTAGCACCACTGTAATATAAGATGGAAAAGAATACTTTGTATAATGAATCGTCTACAACTTCGATAAATTGTTTGAACTCATCAAACTCCCAAAAGTTCATTCGTTTATTGGATTCTTTTTCAAAATTACCTGTAATTCTTGCTGGGTTATTCATAAGACCATGAAATTTAATTGAAAAATTAAATATTGCAGATAGTACGGCATGAATCTTCTTTAGATGTTTAGCTGAGTATGTATTTATAACTTTGTTTTGATAATTCATGATATGTTTCGGTACGATATGATCTATCTTTATCTTTCCAAACTCTGGTACTAAGTGGTTGTAAATAACATTTCGAATAGTGACTATTGAAGATTCCTTCCTCCTTTGACAATACCAATCAAAATAGCTATCAGCTACTTGAGCAAACGTCAAGCTAGAGTTCGTTTCTTTTTCAACTAACATTTTCGCTTCCGCTTCACGTGCTTCCTTTTTCGTTTTAAACCCCCGACGTTTGACTTGTTTTTGCGTGCCATCAAACTGACGGACTCTGACAACGAAAAAATACGTTCCACGTTCTTTATCCTTGTACACCACCATAGGGAATCCCTCCTGTATACATAAAGATTGATAATTCAATTTATTGAATAGATTATAACTTGTTTGTTACCAAAAGAAAAGACTCTCAACATAAATTGAGAGCCTTTCTTCGACTTGAACCACTTTAATTTTAATAACATATTACCTACATGAAAATAAAATTGCTGTTTAAAATAGTATACTATATTTAAATCCGAAAATACTCCAAAAATAAAATTCCCCACTAGGATTAGTGGGGAGATTGGTTAGGGACACCAATCAGGATGATGCAAGTAAGGATAAAATCATACTACCATAAAAAGGGGTTGACACATATTGAGAAAGTTCGACATTTATTTCTTGTAATATTGTAATACGATTTGAAATTGGTTGGGTATATTCATCAAAAATTGGCTGGTTTCTGCATTTAATTTTAGTAGGATATAATAAAAATGAACCGATATTCATTAAAAATGGAAAATGTTCTAAGACATTTTTATGGAAATACAACGAATTTTTTGGCACATATATTTATCAAGTTGTAAGGGATGGAAGAGAATGTAGGTTCGTGATAACATTAATCTTGTATACAGTATATGGGTTTCTATCAAACTAATAGACAGAATAATCACAAAAATAATAATTTAAAACATAAAAACTCGCAGAGCGTGGGTAAGAGGTGATCGTGACAAAACCGCTCACACCGTTCATCCTACTACCTTAGGACAAACATTTGCATCATACGAGTTCCTTCTCAGTTTAACATACATTCATCATTCGTAGTGCAGTTTAGAGGTTGAGAAAATAGGATGGTGGATTTTTATGTTTTAAGGGAGGGGACTAATTTGAATTTCTATGAGAAAATTTGTAATTTAATTGAAGATCGGGATGACCTAAACTTTACAGAAGTAGCTAGTAAAATGGGTGTTTCGAAACAATATTTACAAAAATTTAAAAATCAAGGTATCATTAGCTTTCCTAATTTATTGAAATTGGCTTCAATTGTAAGTACATCAAATAAAACTGCTGCAATGTTTTTGCAGGAATGGTGTTTAGAATTGGACAGTACAGAGGCAATAAAACATAGTTTTGAATATGCTGCATTGATTCGTGATAAAGTTTTGTTGAATAAATTACTAGAAAAGCACAAGAAAGAATCAGGTACAGTAGGAGAATATGTAAACATTTATGGAGTGCTATATAAATATATGAATGATGAAATTTCAGGTACTGAGATTATTAAATATTTAAAGAAGTATAATAGACCCACTGATAATATGCTGAATATTTTGATTGACATTATGAAATGTTATGATTATTATCACCAAAAAAAATTCAATACCATGTTTGATTTAGTGGATGAAGTTGAAAAAGAATTAGACTTGATTGAAGAGAGTGATCGTAAAATATTTCTCAAGGAATGTTACATGTATCGACTTGCAGAAGTATTTTCCCCACTAAATTTACAAAGAAAAAACTTAGAGTCGGCTCGATATTATGCTAATGTTCTAATTGAAGCAAGTTTATGCACTAAAACTGTTTCGGACGGATTATATTTACTTGGGATGTCATTTTTAGTTGATGACGAGGAACGTTGTTTACGCTATCTACAGGAAAGTTATGATTTAGCAAAACAGGTAAATGACAAAGCAATTGAAGTAGCAGCAAGATTTAATTTAGATGTTGTTAAAATATACTTGCATATTAATTTGCCAGAGGATTCAGATTCACGTTTGATTAGATACCAAATGAATCCTATAAGTGAAGATTCAAGGGCAGGATTAGAAGAAATTTTAAGGGAAAATGGAGAAAAGGACTTTTTGAAATATTTTTTAGCTGTTACAGATGCTCAGCCAGGCGGGTTATGTGTGTGCTTTAAGGAATTTCTTGCCCAATCAAATTATTTTTTTGTAAGTTTAGTGGCTAAAGAAATTAAAAAAAGAGGAGATAATTCCTTGCTAGTGCAACAAATGATTGATTATAATATGGATAGAGGAGTGGATGAAAATGAAAAAATTAGCTTTAGTACTTTGCACCTTTTCAATGTTAGCGGTGAGCATTGTTTCGTATAATATAATAAAACAGGATTCATATCGATCAGTAGAAATTAAACCAGGTGGTTAAAGACACAGTGTATGCTGTGTTTTTTTATTTGAACTATAATTCCTTTTTATTGAAGATGTATTTTTTCGGTAAACTAAAACCATAAAAAAAGAATTTGTTTACTTCTCTAATATAAGCCTAAAAAAATGATAATATTTTTTGTAGATAGGGTAAAATTATGAGGAGGAATGGAAATGACGAAAGAAGAGATTGTAGAATTATTTTTGAAAACAATAGATGAAACGCAGCCTGAATTAGTCGAGGAGTACATAGAACAAAGTTTTAAAATTTAAAAAATAGCCCGTCTCTAATATGAGGGATGAGGGGCTATTTTTTTTCGTTATTATGGTATTCTTCTAGTGTTTTGGTGATTGCGAGCATTTGTTGTAGGACAATGTCCTGTTTATCTTCAGGTAATGTATCTAATCGTTCCATAATTTCCTTAAACTTGTTGTGTTTTTTTATATCTAATTCGGTACTACGTCCTAGTATAAAATCCGTTGTTACTTCTAGTATTTCAGATAATTTTGCAATAGTATCTGGTGAAGGAAAACGTTCTTCGGACTCATAATAACCAATTACACGAGACGAAGCGCCTACCTTTTTTCCTAGCGTTTCTTGTGTCCAGTTACGTTGTTTTCTTAGTTTTTTTATTCTAGCACCTATACCTGTCATTTTCATCACCTCATAAGGTTGTTCACTTGAACAACCTGTTCTCTTTAGAGACAATCATAGCACATTATGTTCGGAAAGTCATTGACAATGTATAAATTATTCGATATGATTAAAATCGAACGAAACGTTCTATTGAGGAGGCAGACATGAAACAGTCAATTATTTATCATAAAATCGCTAAACATTGTGGTGTTACTGAAAGATATATAAGAATGTTGGATAAGAAAGAACGGATTCCATCAATGGAAGTTGCTAAAAAAATTTCTGACTTTTTAGATGAACCAATCGAAGAGATTTTTTTTAATTGCCATACGAACGAAACGTTCGTATTTGAGCGGTTTTATCCAAAGCTAATTGAAGGAAACACTTCAATTAAGCGTTAATGTGAATAAAATTTAAACAAGGAGCGATACCCATGCATAAAAACCTATACATCGCCAGAAAAGAGCAACGCATGACACAAGAGAAAGCAGCAAATTTGATTCATATTGCACCAAGAACATATTTTGCTAAGGAACATGGTAAAAGTGACTTCACCCTAAAAGAAGCTCAAAAACTAGCAAAATACTTCAAAACAACAGTGGACGAGCTGTTTGAGAAATAGAGGGAGAGGAAGCAAGTGAAGAACGGTAAACGACCAACGAAGCGAGAGAAGATACATATTAACTCGTATAAGTTAAATCCAGAAAATTGGTTGATCTATAAGAAAGCGGATGGACGACTACATTTGATTCATCGTCATACGAACTCAACACGAGTCATTCCAAGTGCGTAGAGTGTGTGAAAAAGAAAAAGGACTCTAGCGGAATGCTAGAGCCGTCAACATGGAATGTGAGTTTTGTATACGAATTTATTATAACATAATTTTTTTAAACCAATATAGATAACCAATATGCAATTGTGCATAATTTGTGAAAAAGAAAAAAGCCCTATGAAGGGCTTTCTGATACCATGTAATGGGTAGTAAATGAGAAGGTGGTATCGAGACGAATTTATGAACGTCAAAATCTTTCGACAAATCTAATATAGCATAATCCTTTTCTAGAAAGCACTGGGAAATGTGTCCAAATGGTGAGAGGTTATCGTATGTAAAGAAGAGAGGGAATTGGTGTGACCAAATCAGTCCTAACAAAAGACTTAGAAAAGAAACAAATACTCGATGAATTTTTACAGTATTGTGAAAAGAAACAAGTTGAAGCTCTGCAAAAGAATGATCCCTATCAGTTTTGCATCTGGATTAAAGAAGCTCGATTAGCCCGAAGGGAATTGGCAGAGCTGTATCGTGCGAAAGAGAAGTATGATGAGGAACGTGCACGTATTCAAGGGATTGTAAGGCGTTTGAGAAGTGTAGGTGTGAAAGTGGATGTTGTGGAAAGGGTGCATGGTATTGAGTTTTTTGAGGAAGGCGTTTAAATATGAAAAAGCCCTATAAAATAGGACCTTTTCTGTACCTAGCCATCATATTTGATGTAAATGAACATTCATCTTGATTAGTATATCATATGTAAACGGATTCGTCAGTATGTAAAATTTATAACCAGACAAAAAGACCTGAAATCAGGTCTTTCTATCCGCGATACTAGTATAGAGCAAGATACCAAACTGAAAACACAAGCTACTCGAAAGCTCTTATAGTATAACAAATCATGTACATAAAAGACAAGTAGATAAGTTACGAGAGTGTATGTTGTGGAAGGGGTGAGAACAGGAGATGAGTGGACAGATATTTGAGGTGGAAGCTTTTGCGAGGAATGGTTTTACAGTACGTCACGCGTATGTAGATCTCACAGGGGATTTAATAGCGGGGATTTTGTTGGGACAAATTGTGTATTGGTATCTGCCGAATGAGCAGGGGAAGAGTAAATTGAAAGTGAAAAAGAATGGTGCATTTTGGCTGGCGAAAAGCCGTGAAGATTGGGGGAGTGAGATTCGCATTACACCGAAACAATATGATCGAGCGATTAAAATTTTAATAGAAAAAGGGTTTGTAAATGTGCAAACATTTAAGTTTAATGGGGCACCTACACATCATATTCAACTCAACATTCCTGAAATAAACCAAAGGGTAAAATCCATTTTGACCTTTGGGAAAATTCCAAATGCCTCTTTGGATGAAATGGAACTTACCGAAAGGGGAAATTCTTTAACAAAGATTACTACAAAGACTACTACAGAGATTACTACAGGAAAAGACACTATCCCCTACGAAGAGATTATTTTGTATTTGAATGAAAAAGCCAATAAATCATTTAAACATCAAACCCCTAAAAACAGAACGTTAATTAAAGCGAGATGGCAAGAAGGATTTATCCTATCGGATTTTCAGAAAGTTATTGATCAAAAAACAGTGCAGTGGTTAACAGATGCACGTATGAAACAGTATATACGACCAGAAACGTTATTTGGAACGAAATTTGAAAGTTATCTAAACGAAGAACCAGTGAATCATTCAGACGGATCAAATGGGGGAGGAACGAATCATGCAATCGCTCGGAAAGACAATCGCTTCATCGAAGCATACGACTTTTAAAGAAGGGGTCCAACAGTATATGGTGTCAGCGAATCGATGTCAAAATATATTTGTGGTTGGACAACATCAGATCAAAGATGTTTGTAACAAACGGATGTTGAAGGATATTGCAACGAAAGAAGAATTTTGCCCACATTGTAGAGGTGTGGAGCAGGAAGACCAACGGTTAGCGCAAGAAACGGTACACATCAAACAAAAACAGGAAATTGTAAGTTTGTATGATTCGTTTGCGGATCATAGTTTAATTAATGAAAAATTGAAAAAAGCAACGTTCGAAAATTACATACCACCGAACAAATCGTTATCAGGTGCCAAACAAGACTTGAAATATTTTGTAGACTCGTTTGCGCAAACAGAACCAACAAGTCGTATTCTGACAGGTGGGTATGGAATCGGCAAAAGTCACCTTTGTGTAGCGGCTGCAAAAGAACTCATGAAGAGAGGGCACAGCGCACTGTTTATTCAGATGAACATGCTGTTTACAAAGATTAAAGAAACATGGAATAAAAATAGCGACATGACAGAAGGAAAGCTGATGTCACTCCTTGCAAAGGTTGATGTATTGATTTTGGATGACTTTGGAGCGGAATTTACAGAGAAAGACAGAGAGGGCGTAACGTGGAAACAAACGAAGACAAATGAAATCGTGGACAGCCGTGTCGGAAAAAGTACATTATTTACTACGAATTTTACGGTAAAAGAACTAGGGGCAATGTATGGAGAACGAGATTTTAGCAGGATGATGGAAAATGCAGAGGTGCTACACATGCAGGGTGAAAATTATAGATTGCGAAATTTCAAAAAAACGATATAGGAGGAGATAATCAATGGGAAAGCGTATGACAGAGTTACAGTTAGAAAATTATACGATGGCCGCGCAGAATCGAAAATATAGGAAGAGTGAACGCCGCAAACTCTATATTGCATTAGAAGAACTGGACATGTTTTGGGATGAAGATGATGTATGGCGAGTACAAGAGGCATGGAACAACAATGAGAGTGTATTTGCAATTGGTCAGAGGATAGAACGAGACCCAGATGAAGTGGCTTTACTTCTTATGGATTTAGCAAAAAAAGGAAGGATTGAAAAAAGAGTCATAGGGTTAGGCGCATGAGACAACTCACATTTGAAGATGTGGTAGGTAGTTTGGATTATACAGCGGAGTGTACAGCAGAACGGTTTGTATCGCAGTGTATAGCGAAACGAACATATGCAGTAGAGTTTTTTGATCAAGATGAAAAACAAAGGTTGTTCTGGTTTGAAGCAAAATCTGGGGCGGGAGCGGAAGAACAAGCAAGGGATATGTTCGGAAAGATTCAAGTCATCAAAGCGTATGTATCCAAGCTGACGTTACAAGAAATTATGGAGCTAGATTAAGAGTTCCTTTCAGAAAATGTAGGGGAGAGGTGCTGAATATGAAGAGAGAAATCAATGTAATGATAAATGGCGTATATATTGTGAAGGATGGAGAGGCCACATGGGTGAAACCGCCAGAAAGTGGGTATGGGCAACAAGTTGTATATTGGGTAAATGGAAAGGTGACACATACACAAACAACAGCAACTGTTAAATTTCAGTCATAAAGTTTGAATTTTGTAGAAAAGGAGAATTGAGAAATGCCGCAAATGCAAACATTTTCACATAACATGTTCGGGAATGTAGAGATTTTTATCAAGGATGGAAAAGAGTACTTTCCAGCAATCGATGTTGCGAAAGTTTTAGGGTACTCCAATCCTCATGATGCTTTAAGTAAACATTGTAAAAAAGATGGGGTCGCGTTTTGCGAGGTCATCGATTCACTCGGAAGAACACAAGAGAAGAAATTCATAAACGAGGGGAATTTATATAGATTACTCGTAAAATCCAAACTCCCACAAGCAGAACAATTTGAAAAATGGGTATTTGATGAAGTGCTGCCAAGTATTCGAAAACACGGGGCTTACATGACACCACCTACTATTAACGCGTTATTACAAGATCCAGACTTGTTGATTAGCCTTGCTTCACAATTGAAAGACGAACAACTTGCTAGGCAAATGGCAGAACAAAAGAATCTCATGTTAACACAGCAGGTTGCAGAAAATGCATCCAAGATTACCTACCTCGATCAAATTCTTCAATCAAAAGATACGGTAACCGTTTCGCAAATTGCAGCTGATTATGGATTGTCTGCCGTTCGATTAAATAAAATCTTAAAGGATGAAAAAGTACAGTATAAAGTAAACCAGCAATGGCTACTATATGTGAAACATCAAAATAAAGGCTATACAAAATCACAAACGGTTGACGTAACGCATGCTGACGGTAGTCGGTCTATAAAAATGAATACGCGCTGGACACAAAAGGGTAGATTGTTTATTCATGATATGCTAACGAAACGAGGAATTATTCCGGAAATGGATAAGATAAGAAAGCGGTTTACATGATATAGGGTGTTCACAGATTGGGAAGGGGAACGAAAGAAAAGAGCAGCTAGCAAAAAGCTAACTACTCTAATCATGGAATGTGGTTCAAAAATGGGTTATCTATAGTATGAACAGAATATTGATTTGTATTCAGAGTGAGGCAATAAAGTTGTTCCAACCTGGTCTTGGTTTACAGCAAACACCATTAAAGGTATTGACAATGAAGGCTGCATGAGATGCACCAGAATCATGATAGCCTTTTCTATTTTCTTTGGGAGAAACGTTATAAAAATTACCCGAATGAAATGAACCATTGCTTGTTTGAAAGACTACATTTCCAAAGATAGAGGGCATGTTGTTCACCTGCTTTTGAAGAATAAGTTAGTTTTGTATATGAGGAATGAGTCTAGAGGTTCTGATTAAATAATTTTTATAAAATAATTCGTTTGTAAGTAGGAACGGATGGGTGCCATGCGCAATTCGATTATTTTTAAATGTAATGGGTATTAAATGAATTAAAACGTCCGAAAATGGAGAGTAAGGGTGTTGAAAGAGAAGGAGTGAAGGGTTTGGCTAAGATGAAGAAAAAGAAATTAAAAAAGGCAATCGCTCGTCGTACAAAGGCTATGCAAAAAGAAGAAAAAGACAGACTAGAGAAAGCTTGGAGAAATCTTTTTATATAGCTGAGCATGATGAAATACATATAGTCCGGCTAGAAAACTGGAGGACACCGATTTTTAGAACAGCAATCAAACTGTTTTAGGAAAGGGTGCCCTTTTTCTTATTTTGTAAGGGGGATGGAAAGAATGAAAGCGCGAAGGGATCTATTACGTGAATGGGAAAAACAAATAAAAAAGAAAAAATCAAAAGAGAATTTTAGCACTCGTGAAATTGAGGATTTAATGGGGGTGCATGGACCACGTTATGAGCGTAGACGTGGAGCGTTAAGACAAAAGTAATAAAGAAGAAAAAGGAGTGGTCTGGAATGACGGAGCAATTATCTTTTTTACCAAAAATAGATCGAGCAGCAACACAAGAGAATGTAGAGGGAATTTTGGAAAGTGTACGTATATATAAGCAATTTGGAATGATACGTAAGGAAATGAAAGTCACGCCTTCTTATAAAGTGAGAGAGCATGGTCCTACACATACAGTTGGCAAACCGTTAGAGGATGTAGCAATCGCTAATATCCAACAAAGCAAACGTGAAGAATGGTTAGAGAAAATAGCATTTCGAGTGGAACAAGCATTGAGTCGATTCGGAAACAGTACAGCTGGAAAAAATCAGCGGGACATTATAGTGAAACGATATTTAGAAGACGAAGATGTATGCGATTATATGGTGTATAACGAAATTGGCATGAGTGAACGTACGTATCGACGTGTGAAAGCGAGAGCGTTTTATAAACTGTCTTTTGCTCTTAGATTAGAAGTTTATGAAACTGAAAAAACTGGAGGGAATGAATCATGAATTTTGTCCAGCCCATACGTGATCCAGAGCAAATCCAACAAATCAAAGAATATTTAAAAGAAAAGAATGAACGAAACTATATGTTGTTTGTTCTAGGGATTAATACAGGGCTACGCATAAGCGATATTCTAAAATTGACAGTGGGAGATGTACAAGGGAGTCATATTTCCATGCGTGAAATGAAGACGGGGAAGCAAAAACGGATTCAAATCACATCATCTTTAAAAAGAGAATTGAAATGGTTTAACGAAGGAAGAGGAGAGGAGGAATATGTACTAAAGAGTAGAAAAGGAAAGAATCGACCAATTGGTCGTAGTATGGCATATAAGATATTAAAGCGTACGGCTGGAGAGTTTGGATTGGATGAAATCGGTACCCATACATTACGCAAAACCTATGGATATCATATGTACTTGCAAACGAAGAATATTGCTTTATTGATGGAGATATTCAATCATTCATCAGAGAAAGTCACGCTACGGTATATAGGAGTCAATCAAGACGCAATGGATAAAGCAATGAGCAGATTTAAAATCTAATCATTGTTTTTTCTTTTGTGTTTTTTAGGAATGAACCATAACTTTCGGACTGTCGCATTGGAAAATGAAAGTTTGATAACATCATAGATAACAAGGGTTCTGGTGTTTCAATGAATGACACACAATATAAGATATGGGTAATTGAAACACATAAACTTGTCCTCTTGCGTATACAAGTTATATATAATAAAAGAGAGGTGAAGCGAATGGCGTGTGAAGAACTGTTACAAGCATTGGTTCAATTTCAAATGCAACAGAGAGGAAACCCTAACACATTAAGATTAAACCCAGATTATTATAGAATGATACTTGAGCAACTGGCATATCCAGAATGGCTAATTCAAAAGAAAATCATGAATTTGGAACAAACATTTTTAGGAGCTTCAGTAGAATTAACAAATGAAATTAAAACGTTTGAAATAAGTGGATAAATAGTGGCAGAGTCGTGACCACTTTTTGGCAGGAAAAGTGTCGGTTGTTTTGGAAGAAACGTGTTATATTTGTATGGTGGGAAGTGGCGGAAAACACACCTCATACAAATTTTTATTATTTGGTCTAGACGATCCATAGTGATGGTACGTAAAATCCGAAACCAGCTTTCGATGGTACAAGATTGAATGTAGCCGTTGAAAAGAAAGAGCATCCTTTGAGATGCTTTTTTGCTTTTATGTAGCAAAGAGTATGTTTCATACCCTTTGCAAGTGTTCTTTAGTTAAGAACCGTACCAATTACGGTGGCTTTCAATTAAAGCATCGTGTGAAGCATCCCAATAATTCACAGAGTAAGCGTAGTCATAGTTCATCATACATTTAATACCGCTACCAGAAGCATCATGTGATAATCCGTAATTGTGAGACCATTCATGCTGAATCGCATATGGAGTAGAGGTTGTCCCTTGATCAAGCACAACGCTAACACCGCTTTGAGGCGCTGAAGAATAGACATAAGCAATGCCACCAGCTGTAAATTTACTATCCTTAGTAAATCCAATGACAAAGTCATATTGTGTATTATTTTTCCATTCAGCATTTAAATCAGCTAAAATGGCACTACTATTTGCACCGTCAGATTTCCAGTTCGCGTAGCCTTTTACAATAAAGTTAATGTTATGCTCTGCCCAAAAGCTATTATCTGCTTTTTCTACCATTTGTGCAGTAATTGTTTTCCAGTCAGGATGAGCTGCACGGTATTCTTCATCAGCTGCAATTAAAATTGTAACCGTACGAGTTGGAGCTAAAGCATGAAGCAGAGAATTAGAAATCTCGATGTCTGAGGATGAGAAGGGATTTAGAGGAGTTGTGATTTTAGCGGGATTAACCTTTGGCAAAGGCTCACCTATAACTGGTAGTTTGCTAGATATGGAGTGTTGATGTGTATCCACTTCTTGTGCATGTGTAGGAATAGAAGTGAAAGGTAGTAATAAGAGTGTGCTACATGCTAAAGCTGTAAACATTCGTTTAAAATTCAAATTCTTGTCCTCCTAATGAAATGATATTATTCTAAAGCATTATATGAAAATTTAATAATGTTAGTGATAGGACAAATACCTTATATTAAAAGAATTCTTAAAATGTGGAGGAGGCGGAGGAACATTTTATTTTTCAAAAGAAAGAACAGAATAAGGAAGTGAAGCAAGAGCCTGTAAAAAGAAATAAAGATTGTACAACAAATAATATGTGGTTTCATCATACAATGACATCAAATGTAACGTATGGAAGCTATGACAGTGATAGCCATTCATCTTCTTATACTTCGCATTCTTCGTATGATTTAGGAAGTATTAGCCGAAGGGCTACTTTAATTTTGGAGGCTAGCCTTTTTGCCTTTCATTCAAAAAGGCGGGAGTAATTTTGAAAAAATAATTATTAATTTTATTAAATATTTGTTTAATTTTGTTAATGAAACACATGTTTCATCTTTATTATATTAGGAATTTTTTTGTATTACCAGACTTGTTTAATTGTTTAATAAGATATAAGTTTATTAAGGTATAAAAATTTGTATCTTATTAGGAGGATTTTATGAACATTTTATCTAGAAAATTTTTAAGTGGGTTAATTGTAGGTGCTATGAGTATATCTATAATGACACCTTCAATTAATGCTGAAAGTAAAAATGCACAAAAAGAAGCGAACTCGACAGCTTTAATGATTGAAAAAAACACAGGGGTTGATGATATTTTAAATGATTTTAAAATAGATTCTAAAGAGAAAAAAGTTATTAAGAATGAATTAAGTACAGTGGAAATTCCGACTACATTAAACTCAAACCCTATTACTATTAAGGATAGAGCGGAATCTTTACATATTTCTCTTCCAGACTTAAATTCGAGTGAAGTTATTCAAACAAATAATGGGACTCTTGTTTATCAAGATGAAAAGCAACCAGCTGATTTAGCTGTACAAACGACTAAAGATGGTGTTCGATCATTAATTAAAATTAAAAATCAAACTGCACCAAAAGAATACGAGTTTGTTATTGATATCCCAAATGGTGGTAAACTAGTTACAGCTGCGGAATATTTAGGCGAAGAATATGATACAGGTGAAGTATTTATAGTTGATGGAGAAAATATAATTCAAAGTGTTTTTATGCCTGCTTGGGCGAAAGATGCAAATGGAAAATCAGTTTCTACACAGTATAAAGTCGATGGAAATAAATTGATTCAAGTGGTTGATTTTGATGAGAACACTGCATTCCCAGTGATTGCTGATCCTGATTGGATTAAAATAGGTAAATGTTCTGGTGCTTTAGCCGCTTTTGTAGGTGGGAATTTAATTGCTGTTTCTAAATTGCTTAAAATTAAAAAATATATTAATGCATTAGGTGGTTTTGGAGAAGCTGCAAAACTTCTTGTGCAAGCATCTACTTGGGAAGAAAGAATGCGTGTAGGTGGACAAGCTCTTGTAGGATTAGCTGGAGAATTAACTGGTGCTACAGGTGTTTGGGCTGCATGTAAGTAGGGCTTTATAATGGAATTGATACTTATTGGAATTAATGTTTTATTTGGGATATGTATTTTGATATCTGGATTAGTATACTTTAAAAATACAATTACAACTTATAAAGATGATATTGAAATTAAAAATAGTAGTAAAGATTTTAATTTTAATATTGTAGTAGATATTATTTTTATTTGTATTTTTATAGTTATGCCAACATGGATTACTAATTCAAAAGTTGATTTTTTAGTAGATGTAATAATACCTAGTTTTATTATTGTAGGTGGAATAGAAGGGATAAAATATCTCTTTCGAAATAAGTATGCTAATCTACTAAGCATGAGTTATTTTAAATATTTAATCCTTATAATTTTAGGTATTTTAAATGGATTAATTATTTAATTAAGAAAGACAAACTTGATATATATCAAGTTTGTCTTTTTATTTTTAAAAGTGAATTGATAAAGAGTAGGAATACTATAACATAATGAATTGCATACGATAATTTTAAATATGTCCTTTGATAACGATAAAATGAAAGGATGAATCTGAATGGTAGTAGAGACAAGAAAGACAATAGTGGGTACAGAATACTGGGATACAGCTGAAAAGCGAAGCTTATTTGTGCCAACTGGTGAAGAACCAGGATTTGAAGTAACAGTTAATCATGAGAGTATAATCGCTGATAAAGGATTTACAACAGGAGGCTATTTGACTAAAGATAAGTTGGTAATTGGTGAAGCAGGTACAGAGCTTATCTTACATAACAAGGCAATAAAGGAGTTATGTGAGTATGCTGATGAGCTAGGTATTGAGATTCCAGATGATGTTAAAAAGAAAAAAGACATCATTGACTTACTATCATGAAATACTGTGATTTCAATGGCTGCCATAACAAGATAAGCAAAGGACGTTACTGTGAAGAACATAAGCGCAACAAGCCGAGGAAGAAGAAGGATAAGAAGAACATCTACCATCATGAGAACAAGCCATTCTATCGTACGGATGCATGGAAGTTTGTCAGGTCTCAAGTTTACGAAAGAGAGAATGGTTGCTGTCAACGATGTGGAAGGTTCGTCTTTGGTAGGCGTGCTCATGTTCATCACGTAATACCAATCAAGGAAGATCCAACTCTTAAATTAGAAGAGAATAACCTAAGATTACTTTGTCCAGTTTGTCATACAATCGAAGAAAATGAAGATAAACCGAAAAAAGTGTTTCCAAGTTATTTTGGAAGCCCCCCTATCAAAAATTAAAATTTCCTCTTTGGGGAGGATAGGTAGCGTAGGGGGCACGTCAATGGTTGCACGATGTTGAAAAAGGAAGGGGGGTGTGAAAATGGCTCGTATGTCAAAGAAGAAAAAGTTGGAAATGTTAGACGTGGCAAGGGATGGAGAACGAAAAAGGATTGCAAAATTGTTGACGGATGAGGGGATATTCACACCTTCCTTAGAACCTTTACTTGATAATTATCTAGACGCTTTTATCATTTATAAATCGATGTTTGAAGAATGGAAAGCCGATGGCTTTGCTCCTACAAAAACGCATCAAAACAAGGCTGGAGCCGTAAATGAAATGAAACATCCACTCGCCCAGCAAGTCGAAACGTGGAATGATAAGAAGAATAAAATGCTAGAAGCGCTCGGCATGACGAATAAGGGGAAAAGTGTACAAAAAGCACCAAAAAACGATCAAAACAAGGGTCAGAATGAACCACAAGATGAATTAGCGGCGCATCGAGCCAAATGGCGGAAATCTACATGATGATTACACCAGGTGTGAACTATGCGGATCAGTATGCAAGTCACGTCATGCGGCATAAAAAGAAATACCCGAAATCGATTATTCTTGCGGTAGAGCGATATAAGAAGTGGAAAAAACGGAAAGATATTTGGTTTGAAGTAGATCGAGCAAATGAAATGTTAGATTTTGTCCAGTCGTTCATCCGTCATGTTAAGGGGCCACTCGCAGGTCAATTGATGGAATTAGAACTTTGGGAAATGTTTGTTTTTGCGAATATGTATGGTTGGTATCGTAAAAATGAAAAAGGGAAAATTGTCCGTGTTGTTCGAGAGGCATATGTGCAAGTTCCAAAGAAGAACGGGAAAACAATTATTGCAGCTGGGGCATTGCTCTATGCGATGTACGGAGAACTGGAACTGGGAGCGGATTGTTATTGTGCAGCATCTGATTATGAACAAGCACAAAATGCAGCGGAACCTATTGCGCAAGCAATAGAAAACTCGGAACCGTTGGCACGACATACACAGGTGTATAAAGGAATCAATGGTACAGTGAGTGGTGCCATGTACCGATATCATAAAAATGGTATTGCTTATCAGAATAAATTTAAGGTATTAACGAAAAACACGAAGGGTCTTGAGGGAAAGAACCCTTATTTTGTATTGAACGATGAATTACATGCACAAGAAAACATGGACATGTACGATAATTTAAAATCTGCCCAGGTATCTCGTGAACAGCCCATGATGCTGAATATTTCAACGGCAGGTAAAGGTTCATCGAGCGTCGGAATGCGTGTATATAAACTTGCAAAAGAAGCGTTGGAAAAAGATAATGATGATCCTTTATTTGTTGCAATTTGGGAGCCAAACAAAGGGTATGACTGGACGGATAGAACAGTATGGAAGATGGTGAATCCGAATATTGGTGTTTCTGTTACGATGGAGCAACTCGAGAATGAGTATAAAAAAGCGCAACAATCCGCACATTCAAAAGCAGAATTTCTTTCCAAGCATCTAAATGTCTTTGTAAATAGTGCAGACAATTATTTTGAACATGAACAAGTTCAACATGTACTTGTGGAAGATCTGGGTGATCTTACAGGAGAAATTTGTTATGTAGGATTGGACTTATCGAAAACCACAGACTTAACATGCGTGAGTTTAAACTTCCCTTCACATAATGAGGAAGGAAGGTCGATTATAAAAGTGAAACAGATGTATTTTCTTCCGAATGACAATATTGATTTTAAAGAAAAAGAGGATAATGTTCCCTATACTTATATGGTTGAACGTGGTTTTGCTATGTTTTGTGATGGGAAAATGATTGACCAAGATCAAGTTATGGAATATATCGTTGAAAGTATGAATTTGTACGATGTACAACAAATAAATTATGATCCAGCAATGTCCCAAAAATTAATAGAGAAGCTTGAAAACCTCGGTTTAGAATGTATTGCAGTCAATCAGTATCCAAACGTTATGAATGCTATGATCGATGATTCGGAAATTCTCATCTATGAAAAGCGTTTAATAACGGATAATCCACTGTTTATATATTGTGCACTGAATATGGTGGTGGTTACAAATATGAACGGAATGAAAGCCCCAAGTAAAAGGCAGTCCAAAAAGAAGATTGATGGATTTGTTGCTTTTTTAGTTGCCCATAAAGAAACGATGATGGTGATGGATGATGTGAGTGAAGAGGGAATGGATGAATTGATTGGTGAGATTTATAGATAGAAAGAAGGTGAGCAATTGGGGTTACGAGATCGGTTTTCCAATTATTTATATCGTAAGCTAGAAAAACGTGGCTATCTGGATGATGTGTTAGGTAAAAGCATTCGCTACGGCGGTGTGTATGTTACGGATTCAAACATCTTGCAGTCTAGTGATGTATACGAATTACTACAAGATATCAGTAATCAAATGGTATTGGCTGATATCGTTGTGGAAGATGAATTTGGTAATGAAACCAAAGATGATAGGGCACTTCGTATTTTAAAGAATCCGAATGATTATTTAACACAATCTGAATTTATTAAGTTAATGACCAATACCTATTTACTTGAGGGAGAAACGTTCCCTATATTGAATGGAAACCAAATACATCTAGCTTCCAATGTTTTTACAGAGTTAGATGATTATTTGGTGGAGCATTTCAATATTGGTGGTCATGAAGTACCTCCATTTATGATTCGGCATGTAAAAAATATTGGTGCAGATCATGTAAGAGGAAAAGGTATTCTTGACTTGGGAAGAGATACACTCGAGGGAGTTATGTCAGCCGAGAAAACGTTAACTGACAAATATAAAAAGGGTGGACTATTAGCATTCTTGCTAAATTTGGATGCTCATATCAATCCACAGAATGGTGCACAGTCAAAGTTAATCAACGCCATTTTAGATCAACTGGAATCCATCGATGAATCACGATCTGTAAAAATGATTCCTCTTGGAAAAGGGTACTCAATAGACACGCTTAAAAGCCCACTAGACGATGAAAAGACCCTAGCATATCTAAATGTATACAAAAAGGATTTGGGTAAGTTTTTAGGTATAAATGTGGATACATACACAGAGCTAATCAAAGAAGATATAGAGAAAGCAATGATGTATATTCACAATAAAGCGGTAAGACCCATCATGAAAAATTTTGAAGACCATTTGAGTCTTCTTTTTTATGGCCAAAATTCGGGAAAACGAATTAAGTTTAAGATTAATATTCTTGATTTTGTTACGTATAGCAACAAGACAAATATCGGTTATAACCTGGTACGTACCGCTATTACTTCACCTGATCATGTCGCTGATATGCTTGGATTCCCTAAACAAAATACAAAAGAATCACAAGCAATTTATATTTCAAATGATGTAACTGAAATCGGTAAGAAAGAAGCGGCCGATGGTCCATTGGGAGGGGGTGAAGAGAATGAAAATTGAGGTCCGGGGGAACCAAGTCATACTTGATGGATATGTAAATGTTGTGGACAGAGAAAGTCGAATGTTGCCTTCTCCAAGGGGATATTTCAAAGAGAGAATTGTCCCTAAGGCGTTTGAAAAAGCGTTAAAGAAAGCAAAGAATGTGGATTTACTTTTTAACCACGATAAAAATAGAAAGCTTGGTTCTATTGAAAACGGAAATCTGGAATTGTATGAAGACAATATTGGATTAAGAGCCATCGCTACAGTTACAGATGAACAAGTAATTGAGAAAGCAAGAGATAAAGAATTGCGTGGTTGGTCATTTGGCTTTGTTTCTGAAAAGGACTCATGGGAAGAGGGCGAAGCGGGTGTTCAAAAACGATCTATTGAAGAATTAGAACTCTTAGAAGTTTCTATTTTGGATATGACACCAGCCTATGTTGCCACTTCCATTGAAACCAGAGGCGAAAATACAGCCATGATTGAAATGAGAAGTGAAGAAACGGCTGTACAAACAGTTGTAGACGACGAAAGGGAAGAAAGAAATCATTTGATTCAACAAATAAAAACTGTTTTGGAGGGAATATAGGATGAAGATAAAAGAAATTTTAAATGCATCTTTAGCAAGAACAAAATCTAGATTAGCAGAATTACAAAGTAAAGTTGAAAAAAATGAGGTGCGTTCAGAAGAATTAACAGTTGTAAAAGCAGAAGTAGAGCAATTAACACGAGAAGTACGAACGATTTCAGAAGAATTAGCAACTCTAGAAGAGGATCCAGACAAAAAGAAAAAAGACGATGATACAGAGAAAAAAGAAGATCCAGAAGCAAAAGAAAATCCGAATGAAAAAACGGAACTATCAGAAGAACAACGTTCCGCTATTGCAGCATCTATTGCAGCAGCTCTTTCTACTAAAGGTCATCGTGCAAATAAAGAAACGGAAATTCGTTCTGTATTCGCTAACTACATTGTAGGAAATATTGATGAAAAGGAAGCCCGTGCATTAGGATTAGTGACTGGTAATGGTTCTGTTACGATTCCAGATTTCTTGAGTAAAGAAATTATTACGTATGCGCAAGAAGAAAACTTCTTACGTCGATTAGGAACGGGAGTAAAAACAAAAGAAAATATTAAGTATCCTGTTTTAGTTAAAAAAGCAGAAGCGCAAGGACATAAAAATGAACGAAGTAATAACGAAATGCCAGAAACAGATATTGAATTCGATGAAATTGAACTATCTCCAACAGAATTTGATGCACTTGCTACTGTAACGAAAAAGTTATTAGCACGTACAGGTTTACCGATTGAACAAATCGTTATGGACGAGCTGAAAAAAGCTTATGTTCGTAAAGAAACGCAATATATGGTGAATGGTGATGAAGCAAATAACATAAATGATGGTGCATTAGCAAAGAAAGCTGTTGAGTTCAAAACAGATGAGAAAAATCTTTACGATGCATTAGTAAAAATGAAAAATACACCTGTTAAAGAGGTTCGTAAAAAAGCACGATGGGTGTTAAATACAGCAGCATTAACAAAAATTGAAACAATGAAAACAGATGACGGTTTCCCATTACTTCGTCCGTTTAATCAAGCGGAAGGTGGAATTGGTTATACGTTATTAGGGTTCCCTGTTGAGGAAGAAGATGCAATTGACATTCCTGATTCACCAGATACACCAGTATTCTATTTCGGTGACTTCTCTAAGTTCTATATTCAAGATGTAATTGGATCGTTAGAAGTACAAAAATTAGTTGAGTTATTCTCACGTACAAACCGTGTAGGTTTCCGTATTTGGAATTTACTAGATGCGCAACTCATTCATTCTCCATTTGAAGTGCCAGTTTATAAATATATCTTGCAGGATGGGACGCCGACGAAACCCTGATAAACCGCTTCCAATTGGAGACGCGGTGATTGGGAAGAGTTTGATACTTTCATAGGAGGGATGCCAGGATGGGAAAAACAAAAGAAGCAGTCAAAGCATTATTTGTGACGGGATATAAGCCAACGCAACAAGATTTTGCCGATTTAATTGAGGTAGCAGGAGTCCAAGGGCCTAAAGGAGATAAAGGCGAAACGGGAAGCCCAGGTCTGAAAGGAGACAAAGGTGATACTGGTGCGAAAGGCGCTGATGGAAAAAATGGAACGAACGGTGCCAATGGTGTTGGTGTGAAATCTATTTCTTTAACTGTTGATGGTACTGGAAAATTAACAGGTGGAACATGGATTGGAACGGATGATAAATCGAATGCTATTGCTATAAATAACTAGTGTGGGCGCTTCATATGGGTGATTTAACTGAGAAATTAAAATCGCATATTCATTGGGAAGAGGGCATGGATGATTCTATGCTCTCTTTTTATATCAATCAAGCAAAGACTTATGTAAAGAATGCGACAGGCAAACAGACCGAGTATTTAATTATTATGGTAGCCGGCATTTTCTATGATTACAGAGTCTCTGAAAAAGAATTAGAACAGGCACTTGATGCTTTAACACCATTCTTTGTCCAGGAGGTTTATGATGCCGAAGAGGAAGACGAATAAACTCAAATGGATAGGTGAGCTACTTAAATTGGGAGAAACGATCGATCCAGAAACGGATCGAGTTGTGATGGGATATCCATTCGAACGGAACATGCGGTATAACAACATTGGAGTTAAGGCCACTGATAAATTTACAACGAAAGATAGGAATGAAATTGTAAAGAAAATTGAAGTTCGCATTGATCGTGACATTGAAAACGATCAAAAGGATTATCGTGTAAAAGTGGGTGGCCGCATCTATGATATTGAGCGTATTTATGTACGTGAAGAAGACCGATTGATGGAGGTGTCATTGTCCTATGCAAATTAGTTTTCAAGAATTAAGGGACATCATGAAAAAATCAGGCATTCCAGTATATCGTGATGAGGCTCCTACAACAGCAAAATATCCTTACATTGTGTATGAATTTGTGAATGAGCAACAGAAAAGAGCTTCTAATAAAGTTATAAAGGATATGCCACTTTATCAAATTGCAGTTATCACAAATGGAACTGAAAAAGATTACGAGCCGTTAAAGGCTGTTTTTAACGAAGCAGGCATGTCTTATTCTCAATTTGATGGAATGGGTTATGACGAAAACGACGACACTATCACGCAGTTTATAACGTATGTGAGGTGTATTCGGTAATGGCTTCAAATAACAATGGTTTTGCTGAAGCTTTAGAAGATATTCATACGCTATTACGAGTGAATAAAAAGGTCGAATTAGATGTATTAGAAGAAGCAGCCAAGTATTTTGCGAGTAAATTAAAACCAAAAATCAAAGCATCCAATAAAAACAAGCGGACACATTTAAGGGATAGCCTAAAGGTTGTTGTGAAAGATGATCGTGTATCTGTGGAATTTAAAGATGAAGCTTGGTATTGGTACTTAGTTGAACATGGTCATAAAAAAGCAAATGGTAAGGGGCGTGTGAAAGGAAAACACTTTGTTCAGCATACCTTCGATGCAGAAGGTGACAAAATTGCTGATATGATGGCACAAAAAATAATGGATAGAATGTGAGGATGATAGACATGCCAATTGAAAATAAAGAAATTCAATACACGGTAGGTATCGAAGATTTATATCTATGTATGATGAAAGGTAATGAATCGACAAATACCTTACCAACCTATGAGGATATAACTTATAAGCAAACAAACATTACAGATTTAACAATTTCGACGACATCTACAAACTTTACAAAATGGGCGTCTAATAAAAAAATCATAAATATTGTCAAAAATACTGCATTTGGATTAGCGTTTAATCTTGCTGGTTTAAACCGTGAAGTAAAGGATAAACTCTTCGCCAAAGTGCGTAAAAAAGGTGTCTCTTTTGAAACCGCAAAGCCGAAAGAATATCCGAAATTTGCAGTAGGTGCTGTATTTCCTCTGAATGATGGAACAAAGCTGGTTCGTTGGTATCCGAAATGTACAGTTGCTCCAGTAGAAGAATCTTGGAAAACACAAGGTGATGAAATGACTGTGGATGACATTGCTTATACGATTACAGCTGATCCGCTACTGTATAATGATGTTACGCAAGCTGAATTGGATACGGGTCATCCAGAAGCAAAAGGAATCAAAGTGGAAGATTTCTTAAAACAAGTGATCTGTGATGAATCTCAATTGACTCAATTGGGGAGTACACCTGAACCACCTAAAAAAACTGAAACGACAGGGAAATAAGGAGTGGTAATATGGCACGTTTAAGTGATCTAGTAAATGTAAATATAACTAGAAATAGCATTAAGATACAGGGTGTCTCAATCCCTGTTATTTTTACTTTTGAATCTTTTCCTTATGTGGAAGAAGCATTTGGAACACCTTATCATGAATTTGAAAAAGAAATGAATGATATGTTAAGAAAAGGTCAATTTAGCCTGGGAGAAAAGGAAGCGAAATTGATGCGTGCATTAATTTATGCGATGGTACGTAGTGGTGGTACGGAATGTACAGTAGATGAATTGAAAGGTGCGATTCCTATGAATGAATTACCTGATATTTTCATCGTTGTATACGAAATTTTCAGTGGTCAAACTTTCCAACATTCTGATATGGAGAAGTTGAAGCAAGAAAAAAAGTAAAAAACATACTGACGAAAAACGAGGAATCTCAGTCCGAATTGGACTGGGATTTTTATTTTTATGTCGGTAATACGTTGCTTGGTTTAAGCATGGATGACTTTTGGAAAATCACACCGGCACATTTTCTAAAACAATTCATTATGCATCTCAGATACAACAATCCAGATGCATTACATGAGCAGACACCGAAACAAATTTACACGCTAGATCAAACACCATTCCTATAAGAAATGAGGTGAAAAAATGCCTGGGAATAGTAAAGAAAGAAATGTTGTTCTTCATTTTAAAATGGATGGCCAAGTTCAGTATGCAAATACATTGAAACAAATCAATATGGTTATGAATAATGCAGCGAAAGAATATAAAAATCATATTGCAGCAATGGGCCAAGATGCGACAATGACTGATAAACTTCTTGCTGAAAAGAAGAAGCTTGCAATTCAAATGGAAGCAGCCAAGAAACGTACAGCTATGTTACGTGCTGAATATCAAGCGATGTCTAAGGACACAAGTACAACCGCCGAACAACTCAATAAGATGTACGGGAAGTTGCTTGATGCAGAACGTGCTGAGACTTCTCTTGATCATGCAATGAAACGAGTGAATGAAGGCTTTTCTGAGCAAGCAATTGAAGCCAGAGAAGTACGTGGAACTTTACTGGATTTACAAGAGAATTCTAAAAAGCTTGAAGCGGAACAAAAGAAATTAACTAGCTCTTTCAAACTTCAAAATGCTGAATTAGGTCAAAATGCTAGTGAAGCTGATAAGTTGGAATTAGCACAGAAACAACTACGCCAGCAAATGGAAATGACTGATAGGGTCGTCCACAACTTAGAACAACAATTAAGTGCAGCAAAGCGTGTGTATGGTGAGAATTCTATCGAAGTGCAGCAACTTGAGGCTAAATTAAACCAAGCAAAAACGACAGTAAAGCAATTTGAAAACTCATTACAGAGTGTTGGGCGAAGTGGTTCACAAGCAGCGGATGGTATGGCGGAAATCAATAAGAAACTTGATATGAACAATTTAATGGAAGCCGCTGAAGTCCTCCAAGGAATATCTGAAAAGTTAATTGAAATGGGAAAGTCGATTGTAAATACAGCAATAGAGTTTGATGGATCACAGAGGAAAATTCAAGCTTCATTAGGGTTGACTGGGAAAGGTGCCGAAAACCTTCAAAAGATTGCAGTCGATACATGGAAAAAAGGCTTTGGTGAAAATCTTGAAGAGGTAGACAATGCACTTATAAAAGTCTATCAAAACATGAGAGATGTTCCGTATGACGAGCTTCAAATGGCGTCGGAAGATGTTCTAACACTAGCTAAAGTTTATGATGTGGATTTAAACGAAGCAACACGTGGCGCAGGGCAATTAATGTCACAGTTTGGTCTATCGACACAAGAAACATTTGATTTACTTGCTGCCGGTGCTCAAGAAGGTTTAAATTATTCAGACGAGTTATTTGATAACCTCTCTGAATATGCGCCTTTATTTAAATAAGGTGGTTTTAGTGCGCAAGAAATGTTTACGATTTTAGCAAATGGAACAAAAAGTGGTTCGTATAATTTAGACTATATCAATGACCTGGTGAAGGAATTTGGTATCCGTGTACAAGATGGATCTAAAGGTGTATCAGAAGGATTCGGTGATTTATCTGAAGAGACACAAAAAGTATGGAAATCATTCAATGAAGGTAAGGGAACGGCAGCTGATGTATTCAATGCTGTATTAGGTGATCTTCAAAAGATGGATGACAAAGTAAAGGCAAACCAGATTGGTGTTGCTTTATTTGGCGTGAAATGGGAAGACATGGGCGCTGAAGCTGTACTTAGTCTAAATAATGTACATGGTGGTCTTGGTGATGTAACTGGACGTATGGATGAAATGAAGAAACTTCAGGAAGAATCTTTGGGACAGCAATTTCAAAAAGCATTAAGAGAAACGCAGGCTGCGTTAGAGCCGCTTGGGAAAAAACTTGCTGAATTAGCTAAAGATGTTTTACCTCCGATAGTAGAGGGGATAAAGTTTTTAGTTGATGGTTTTACTAAATTACCAGAACCGATTCAAAATTTCACTTTTATTTTTTTAGGGTTAACGACTGTAGTAGGTCTTTTAGCTCCTATTATTGCAGCTGTAGTTGTATCATGTATAGCGTTAGGTACGACGATTGGAACAGTTATGCTTGTTATTGCCGGAATAGCTGCTGTAATTACAGGGATTATAGCGGTGATTCAAAACTGGGGTGCCATAACTGACTGGCTTTCTGAAAAATGGTCACAATTTAAAGAGTGGTTTGGCGAATTGTGGGCAGGTATAGTTCAGGCATGTAGCGATGGATGGTCTGCCACATTTGAATATTTTTCGGAAGCGTGGTCTTCATTTATTGAGATGATGCATGCATTTTTTGATCCGATAGGTCAGTTTTTTAGCGATTTATGGAATGGAATTTCTGATACGGCATCGGAAATTTGGACAGGTATTACTGATTATTTTTCAGAATCGTGGTCTTCGTTCATTGAATTAGCAGATAGTATATTGTCTCCTTTAGGTGAATTTTTCAGTGGATTGTGGACGGGTATTGTTGAAACGGCAACTTCTATTTGGGATCAATTAAAGATAGCTTGGCAAGAAACATGGGATACAATACTCACAGTTTTAAATCCGATTATCTCAGCAGTTTCCACAGTTTTAGAAGCAGGTTGGCTACTCATTCAAGCAGGGGCACAAATTGCATGGGCGGCAATATCTCAATATATTATACAGCCGATTCAGGAGGCGTATGATTGGATAAGTGCGCAAATTGGTGAATTAGTCACATGGCTTAGTACGCAGTGGGAACTTATAAAGGCTGCTGCACAAGTTGCTTGGGGCTTATTTAAACAATATATTACTCAACCTGTTCAAGAAGCATGGGATTGGGTTAAAGAACAGATTGGTACGCTTGTTTCTTGGCTAAATTCACAATGGGAAACAGTTAAATCATATACTTCTGCAGCATGGAATTTAGTAAAACAATATGTCATTCAACCAGTTCAAGAATTGTGGAATGCAACGAAAGAAAAATTGAATGATTTAGCGAATTGGATACTAGGTAATTGGGCCAAAATCCAATCTTATACACTTACTGCATGGAATCTAGTTTATAAATATATTATTGATCCAGTGATTTCAGCTTATCATTCTGCAAAAGAGAAATTCAATGATATGTACAATACGGCACGGGGAAAATTTGATTCTGTAAAGAATGCAGCGCAAGAAAAATTTGATGCAGCAAAGAGATTTATCATTGATCCGATAAAAGATGCGGTAGATAAAGTAAAGGGATTCATTGATAAAATCAAAGGGTTTTTCAGTGATTTGAAATTAAAGATTCCGAAACCGGAAATGCCTAAAATGCCACACTTCAGTCTGCAGACTAGTACGAAAAATATTTTGGGTAAAGACATTACTTTCCCATCTGGGATCGATGTGCAATGGCGTGCAAAAGGAGGTATCTTTACTAGACCTACCATTTTCGGTATGAGTAATGGTCAGTTGCAAGGTGCAGGAGAAGCGGGGCGAGAAGCAGTTTTACCGTTGAATAAAAAGACATTAGGTGAGATTGGTGAAGGGATTGCAGCAACAATGTCTACTGAACCAACTATAATTAATATCTATAATCCTTCAGTGAGGGATAATCGTGATATCGACCACATGGTCGGAAAAATAGATGATGCACTTGCTCAAAAAGGGCGTCATTCAAAAATAGGAATCGGGAGGACGACTTAATTGTTGGATATAGGAATCGATAATGAATTAGCAAGTAGTTACGGATTAGGTTTAGTAGATCGTCCAGTGATTCCAACTGCAAAACAAAAGGTAGAACACATAGAAATACCAGGGCGACATGGTTCACTTACAAAGAAAGGGGCGTATGAAAATGTCCCTTTTAAGGTGAAATTTAATATGTTGGAAAGGGAAAATATTAAACCTTTCATAAGACGTGCTAAACCTTGGTTGTTACAAGGGAGAACACTCTTTTTCACAGATGACGAGGTGTATCGGAAGATTCAGCATGTTGAAATGGGAGACATCACAACTGAAATTGAGGAACATGGTGAATTTGAAGTGGATTTCACTTTAGATCCCTTTGAATATACAGAGGATGTAAATCTAAAGCTTACCAAACCTGGTGTAATTTATAATCCAGGTACAATGGAATCTGATCCTAAGTTTTGGATTGTGGGAAATGGTACTTTCCGTATAACAATCAATGATGTCTCTTTTCAAATAAAAGATGTGAATGGTTCTGTTGTCATAGACTCAGAAATACTTGAAGCATATACCGATACCATATCAATGAATCATAAAATGGTTGGACAGTTCCCTATATTCAATGTAGGAGAAAATACAATAGAGTGGTCAGGAGCAATTCAATTTATGGAAATCAGGCCTAGGTGGAGATATAAATGATTACTTTATATAAACAAAATGAGACTGATTTTACACACAATGGCATAGGGGCTTTAGATAAAAATATGTATAACGCAACTGTTGAGGAAGAACTCAATGGTTTATTTTTATTTTCATTTCGTTATCCATTGTTTGCACCACATGGTTTGGAAATAGAGGGAATGAGCATCATGAAAGTTCCAACTCCTGATGGCGAACAACTATTTCGAGTAGCAGCCCCTAAAGTCAGTATGGGTGAGATTACAGCGCAATGTTATCACATTTTTTATGACTTAACAGAAAATCTAATTGAAGACATTTTTGCTGAAACAACAAATGGTAATGGAGCTATGAATCGTATGTCAGCAGGATGCCAATACAAGCATCCTTTTCAGTTTTATTCAGATATACCAAAGGTAGCCAGTGCACGTATTGTCCGGAAAAATCCTGTAGAAGCATTATTGGATTCTAGTCAAGACAATTCATTTGTTAATCGTTGGGGCGGCGAATTAAAACGAGATAATTTTGATGTAAAGATGCTACAAAATCGTGGTATGGATCGTGGGGTAGTGATTCGTCATAAGAAAGATTTATTAGGGTATGAAGGTAATGTGGATTGGAAAAGTCCCATAACGAGAATCATGCCACAAGGTTTTGCTGGGTTATTTCTTCCTGAAAAGTACGTGGATAGCCCACTTATAAATAAGTATCCTCATCCGAAAATTAAAGTGGTTGAATGTAAACATATTAAAGCAGCTATTGGTGAAAATGCTGATGACGAAGATGCTGTTCCATTAGAAGAAGCGTATAGATTATTACGTCAAGCAGCTAAAGATATGTTTACGATTCAAAAAATGGACCAACCTAAAGCAACTTATAACGTTACGTTTCAGGAGTTATCACAAACGGAAGAGTATAAGGATTATAAGCATTTACAGAGTGTTTATATGGCAGATACGGTTACGGTTGAGCATCAAGAAGATGGTATGGATATAAAGGCGAAGGTAATTACTTATAAGTATGACCCAATAAAAAAAGAGTATCTAGATATAACCATTGGTAACTTCAAAGAATCTTTTACGGATGTTTCTGGTAGGGTTGACCTGGTACAAGAAGAGTTATCAAATATGCCAAGTTCGATTTTGGATGCAGCAAAAGCAAATGCTACAAGCCTTATTCATTCAGGATTCGGAGGACATGTCCGTATGTATCCAGATCGTATTTTAATTATGGATACGAAAGATGAAAGGAGTGCGAAAAAGGTTTGGCAATGGAACTTGAATGGATTAGGGTATTCTTCCACAGGTGTGAATGGACCATATGGAACTGCTATTACAAGTGACGGAAGAATTGTTGCTGATTTTATTACTGCAGGTACGTTAAGTGGGAATCTGGTGCAAGGCGGAGAAATAACAGGTTCAACATTACGAACTTCAGATAGTGTCAACTATGTAAATATTTCAAAGCAATTTATACGTTTGTATGAGTCATCTAGAACAAGGGTGTTTGTAGGGTATTACAAAAACAGTAGAAATGAAATACAACCAACTCTTATTTTAGGCGGAGATTCAGATTCCACAGGGGCAAATGGTGCTATTATGGTGTACCAATTCTCAGATACGAGCGTTAAGTCTGGTGGAATCGGAATGACAAAAGGACTCGAGGGCAATGGATACTTGAATGCAGCTTCTTTATACTTTTCACAAACAGGGAATGCGATGCTCGACGCTGATAAAATGATTGTCCTAGATGCCCAAAGTGAGATGAGATTTAAGGTTAAAGATCAATTCCGCTTTTATCGTAATGACAATTGGATTGCAAGTATCGGGGTTGCATCTGGAGGGGATACAGATATTATGCTCCCAAATGCGATCATACGCAATTCGAGTTGGGACAATGGGTATATCCAAGTGAAAACCGCTCTTGGGACATATTATCAAGGAGTAATTGCTTCAGACTTCAAAGTTTCTTCAAAAGAAACATATAAAACCAATATCCGTCCTATTACATCCAGCTTACTTGAAAAGGTAATGGAATGGGAAATGAAACAGTACAATTTGAAAACAGATATTCCAAAACTGTATGAGATGCGTATGAATCGTAAAGAAGGAGAGCCGACAATTACTACAGAGGCAATCCCTACACATTATGGTTTAGTTATTCCAAAAGAATCAGAGGAAAATGGTGTGGGGTTATATGGGATGATTTCGCAGACTGTTAAAGCATTTCAGGAGTATGTAACCCAAACAGATGCTAGATTGGAAGAATTAGAGCCATTAAAACCTAAAGGGAACGTAAAGCATAGGAATAGAATAAAACGTCAGAGAAGACCGTCTAGACACGTAAACAGAAGTAGCTAGAAAGAGGTGTAGTCATGCGAAATGAGGAAATTATGATAGATTTAGCAGATCCTGTGTTTACCAAAACCATTCGTTCTCGGCAGAATGACAAGAATGGATTAAAGCTTACGGTGTACGTAAGAGAAAAAGGGGAGAAGGTGGATTTAACAGGATATGTGGTTAAATATGAAGCGACAAATCATACAGGAGTATTCATTCGAGATGATGCTCAAATAGTTGATTCAAAAAATGGTGTGTTTTCCTATACGTTTACATCTCAAGCTGTTTCCACATCGGATGAGTGGACGGCTTATTTTGTGATGGAAAAAAGTACAGAGCGAATGAGTACACCAGACATCCGAATCCAATTACGAAGAGATGTAACAGAAGGAAATATCCAAATAGCAAACTATATTTCTGAGTTTGATGGAGCGATAGAACGGGTAAAAGGATATCGAAAAGAGCTAGATGAGGCGAACAAAAAAATAGGCGAGTTAAAGCCCTATATTCAAAGTCAGTTTGAGGCAACGAATCAGAAAATCAAAGAGATTACGCCGTATATAGACGAGCAATATCTGAAGACGAATAAAAAGATTGAAGAGCTAGCTGCCAGTATTGCGGCGAATGGTGTGGTGAAAAAAAGCGGTGATACGATGACAGGAGACTTGACCGTTCCGACATTGTATGCAGAAGCCAAAACGAAACAAGTGATTGTCGGGAGTGGGACAAATGATGTGTACATTGGGCATTCTGTTACGAAGAAATATTTGCAATTCAAAGATGATGGTACGCTTTCCTATAGCGGGAAGAGAATAGGTTTAGTAGAGGATATGGCGGAGGCGACCAAAACGTTCCTGCAAGGGTTTACGAACTTTAAAAATGGCTTTCGTTCCAATGGTAGTGGCAATTCCCTTTTTTATGGGGTAGATCCGTTTGGATTTAAGCATATACGAGGGCTTGTGGAAGGGGGGAGTACAGAGGCAGGGGTGGTGATTGGCTCATTGCCTGATTTTATGAAACCTACCTATTGGGCAACCATTACAGCAGTGTACGATACGACGGGTGGTGCAGCCTATTCTCCATGCGCAGTGAATATTACTTGGAACGGTGATATCATTTGTCAAACGAAAAGAAGTGCTTCCAGTTTTATTATTATCAATGGGATGTACCTGTAGGAAGAGCATGTGAAATCATAAAAATAAAAAACGGCTTTGTGAACAAGAGGGACAAGTGTCTCTCTTTTTTGGGAAAGGAGTTGAAAAACATGAGCATTGAAATTGGCGTACTGATTGGAGCATTATCACTCGCCATCAGCTATTTTGGCTACGCCCTGAATAAATCTAAATCCATCAAGGCAGATGGACAACAGAGTGCGGAAGTAAAAGCAGAACTGGGATATATCCGGAAAGGTGTGGATGATATCCGGATTGATCTGAAAGCAAGTGAAAAACAAATGGTAGCACTAGGAGAACGAGTCACGAGGGTAGAGGAAAGTACCAAACAAGCGCATAAACGCTTAGATACAATCGAAAAGGAGACGAATTAGACATGACAAAAGAAAACATTCAAAAACGATTACAAAATTGGAAAACATGGGTGGCACTTGCCTCCCTTCTGGGATTTATTTGTGCAAAGGCTGGGTTACTGGAGACAAAAAGTTTTATCGATGAAGTGTTACCGTATCTTTTCACACTTGGTGTCGCTTTAGGGATCTGGAGTGACCACGAAGGAACAGTACAAACAGACAAATAAAAAACAAAGAGAACGCATCGCCAATCGGTGGTGCGTTTTTCTATGGGAGGAGAAACAAAATGAAACGATTACTAGGGGTAACTGCAACATTATGTATGGTATTTTCACTTTCTACAAGTGTTTTTGCGGACAGAGTACTGCTGATACCTGATTTACCAAAACAACCCTATCGAAACGGTGTAGGTGCTTATGAAGGAGTGGTTGCCCACAGTACCGCAACACTAGAAGCACCGGCCATTAATATTCAAAAATATGAGACACGTACCTGGAGAAATGCATTCGTTCATTACGCAGTGGACTGGAATGAAACGATTCAGATTGCGGATACAAAATACATTGCGTACGGTGCAGGGCCAGGAGCCAATAAACGATTTGTCCATGTGGAATTGTGCGAGACGGCAGATTACGCCAAGTTTAAACGGAGTTATGAGAAATACGTAAAGCTGTTAGCGAAAATCTTAAAAGATAACAATCTGTCAGTTGAAAAAGGATTGTGGACACATAACGACGTGAGAAAGTATCTTGGCGGTACAGATCATGAAGACCCGATTGATTATTTACGTAGCTATGGTGTGTCAGAAACTCAATTTAGAAGTGATGTGCAACGGGCATATAACAATTCTAGTGTTGAAGTTTCTGTTCCGTCTAAACCAGAGGAAGCACCAATAGCAGTAACAGATGGGATTGCTTATATTGAAGGCTACAATGTGAATTTACGTAAAGGACCAGGTACAAGTTATTCTAAGATTCGTCAGCTGAATAAGCCTGAAGCGTATCAAGTGTGGGGAGAGCAAGATGGATGGCTCAACCTTGGTGGTGACCAATGGGTGAAATATAATCCAGCGTACATCAGGTTTGAAAAGCAAGAATCAGTAAATCCAGTTGTAGGGAAACGTGTGGTTTCAAAAGTTGATAACCTCAGGTTCTATCATTCACCTTCATGGCAGGATAGCGCTGTAGCGGGTACATTGGACGCAGGGGAAGGATTTACAATCGATGAAAAGGTAAGTGTGGATGGCTTCACGCAATTTAAAGTGCACAATTCGAAAGGGCGCACATACTATGTGACATCAAACAAAGCCTATGTGTATGTGAAATAGGGAAGAAAGAAAAAGGAGGTTTTCGCCTCCTTTTTTTTAAAATGAAACATTTCTTCAGGTATATCCTCTTTTATAATCCACTCTAACATATCAAGTAATAGCATGATGGTTACACCAAAAATAACTCCGAAACCTAATCCTAATAGTAGTGAAGTTTTCAAGTAATAGCCGATGAATAACCAAATGCCAGCTAACAGTAGTAATAAAAGTGCAATGGATAGTTTGAAAATCAATTCGTTCTCCCCCAATACAGGATATCTTATATTTAATTATAATGATTGAAGAAGATGAAGTGAATTAAAAAATGAGTAACAAGGAATCGGAAGAGATTACGAAATTTGGGGTGGGAAACAAATGTGGTACATATAAAAATGTCGAATAGTAGCTAGGTATAGGGGAGAATGTCATACAAATAGAAAGAGTTGGTGCATTATAGGTAGGGTTAACATAGAAATATGTTGTAAAATAAAAAGGTTCTTCTATCTGAAGAACCCAGTTTGTAGAACAGTATAAGATATATTATCCCCGTAGTTGTGTTCTATATTATTTTTATGTTAGGCCAAGGAAGAATATGATAATGAAAAACAGAATACATTTGACCAAGGTGTACTCTGATTCAGTGGTTTCTCTTGAACCACTTTATATATATGCAGAAAATTATGTTGTATAATTCAAAAAATAGAAAAGGCAATCCAGGGTGGTGAGTCTGGATTGCCTTTTCGTATAGAAAGAATCGTGTATAACATAACAGGAGCAGTTTAATATATGTAAAGATTTTTAAAAATATGTTTAAAATATAAGAGGGCGCCTTCCCCAGTTGAAGGCGCCTCTCACGTGGTGATTCTCTCGATGACATTTACAGTATATCCAACATTATTGAAAAGTAGAACTTTTTATTGACGCATAATTCTATATGATCTATATTTTATATAGGTTCTCTAATCTATTGCACAATGAAGAATCCGTCTCCTATTGGAGGCGGATTCTTTGTGTATTGTCAGAAATAAATAGCACCTTCGGAGTGAGGTGAAGGTGCTATTTGGGGTGAAGAAAATCGTTGATGTTTTCCTCGTGTAGTATAAGTATATGTAACAATGCATGAAAATATGCAAAAAGCATGCTAGGGTGGTGAACCAGAATGCTTTTTGGTATGTCATAGTGACGTTGTCCAAGGAGTTAGTACATGATATGCAGATGAGCGCAGGAATATGATAAAATGTTTTCGTTTCAATAAAAAAGAGCAATCTCAGGTTGGGAGAGAATGCTCAATCGCTTATTAAAACACTTTACGGAAGTCAGCACTATAGGTATATGAGTAATGAATCTGAAATAGAACAAAAAAACACCTTCTTCAGTTGAAGGTGTTATAAATGGAGGTAACGCTTTGAATCATAAATAGTATATCCACTAACGTGTTAAATTAGAACTCGTTATTGGCGGGTATATTTAAATATAGTATATTTTAACTATTCCATTTTATAATTGAATGGTTAACCTGCAAAGAGCCGTTTCCTTTTGGGAGGCGGATTTTTTGTGTTTACATATCCCAAAAATGTGTGATTTTCTTATTAGTCTCATGTATTCTTACGACTTTCATTATTTTTTGCATGGTGTTTGGCGATGGAATGTAATCTTTGTCATTGCACAATTGTCCGAGTGTATTTCGGTTTACCTTACTTATTTTTGAAAATTCTTGTATCGAGTAATCGTATTTAGCTAAAAATTTAGCAAGTTTTGTTTTGTGTCTGCCAATGCCTCTTCCCCACATATTTCATTCCCCCGATGTTCTTTTTATATCATCTTGTCCAAAATGCAAAAAGCTATACGCAGTTGCAAAAATAAATGTGCATATTGTCCAAGCCCTCCCCAATATGATGTACCAAGGTACGTTTTGGATTTCTACCATGGTAGCTACCATGGTTCCTATCAAGGTAACGCTACCATGGTAATGGGTGCGTAAAGCGTTAGTTCACTTGCATTTTATATTCTGTTTATAAAGGGGCGAATGAAATGAACAGCAAGATGGCATCATACGAAGAAACTTGTGAATATTGTAAATGTTTGTTATCCGAATGGTTGTTTTGGAGATGGAATGGAAAGAAGTATTGTTCAGAATCTTGTGCGGAATACGATAAAAAATAAATGAGGGAGCTGAGCGTATGTGGGAGACAAAACAAATTATTCCCTTTCGGGATTTCATGAGTGGGTCGTACAAAAAGAAAGAGAGACAAATACAAAAATATCATGCAGGGAGTCCGTTGGCTTTTCTTCATATGTCCGATTCCATGATACATACGTATTTTGCGTTAGGAATAATGGGAACAGTTTTAATCGGGGCAGTATTGCTAGAAAGGTATTTGATTCAAAATGATTATATTTCCGCAGCGAAATTTGTATCTGAAGGACTACATCATGGAATACGAATGGGTGGAATTGGCTTTGTTGCGTATGTTTTCATTCGCATTGTAATCATGTTCTAAGGAGAGATGATATGGAAATCATAAAAGAATGGCTTCATAGGAAGGCTTTAAAGCATCAACTCATTGATGTATTTAATAAGGCAGGATTATATAGGGAACATCAAACACGTGGAGGGAAAGTACCGATTTACCCTAAAATTCATGCTGTTTCTTCTTCAAAAGAAAGCGTGAAATATGTATTTACTATCCCAAACGGATTAGATCCAAAGACAATTGAAAAGAAATGGTTTTGTTTTCAGCAAATATTAGGGCAGAATGTAGTAATTGAGGGAGATATTAAAAGGTTTGTACTCCATATATTTCATTCGGATGGTGGTTTAAAACCATATAACTACAGTTACAAGCAATGGCAGCCGTTAGTAAAAGAATACCGTCTTCCTATCGTAGTAGGACGTGACCAGTTCGGAAAAATGATTATTTACGATATGGTGGATGCAAACACACCGCATCTTCTCATTGCAGGAGAAACAGGTAGCGGAAAAAGTAGTATGGTGCGAGTTATCTTGTCTACACTGATTCAAGGTATATCGCCTGATGCATTACATTTGTATCTTGGTGATTTGAAGAATTCCGAGTTTCATTTTTTACGACGAATCAAACATGTAAAAGAAGTATGCATGGAAGAACACGAAATGAAGAGCATGCTTCAAAAAGTATGGAATGAAATCAGAGAACGTAGAAAGCTCGTGGAAGAATATGAAGTGGATCACATTGATGAGTATAACAAATTAAATACTGATAAACAGAAACCCTATATTCTCCTAGCAATTGATGAAGTAGCGATGCTACAAGATGAAAAAGAATGTATGACGATTATAGAAAAAATATCGGCAGTTGGTCGGGCATTAGGCGTCTATCTGATGCTATCGATGCAACGTCCAGATGCAAAAGTGTTAGATGGTAAATTGAAACTAAACATGACAGTAAGAATGGGCTTTAAATGTGCTGATGCGATTAATAGTAATATCATGGGTACACCAGGCGCAGAACACATTGAACAGTCAGGACAAATGATTCTAAAATTAAATGGACTCAAGAAAGTGCAAGCACCATATTTAGCATTAAACAAAGCGAAACAAATGATAGAACCGTATCGTGTACCAAAGGATAAATACATGATTTCAAATCAGCAACAAGAAAAAATTCCTGTGTTTGGAGTGTTGAACCATGAAGAGTAGAGATCAAGCCATTCTGAAAGATTTACGCCGTTTTCGATGCATGTCTCGTGATGATATTATTGATTTGCATTTTCAAGGACTCAAGAAAGCTGTTACGTGTTGTAATACAGTCATGAAACGATTAAGACGAGATGGGAGTGTGGATGTAAATGTGTCACAGCAACCATATATCTATTTTCCACAACCGAGTACGATTCGGAAAATGAGTCAAAAGATTCCGCATTTCCTCGGCATCGTGAACGTATATAAGCAACTTCTTCAGTACGAAAAGCCGAAAGTATTCAAAGTTGAGCCAAAATACGGTAAAGCATACATGGAACCTGATATTTTTACCATATGGCGACAAGCTCCTTTTTTCATAGAGGTACAGAATTCGGTCTACAGCAAGAAAGTTATGCAAGAAAAAGTAGATCGTTACGAATCCTACTTTCATAGTTTGGAATGGCAGCAAGAACCATGGCAACCCAAGAAATCCAAATACTTCGCTTCTCTCCTGGTAATTACAGATAGCCAGTATGACATCTACTCTCCCAATTTTCGCATATTTCAAACAAAATCGATGCATGATTTCATGAATCAAATGGCGATTCGGAATTAAAATGATTCGCCAATCATCTTTAGAAATAACGTATTCTGAGCCAAAATATCTTTCTTACGATTTGCAAGATTATGTATATCCCTAAAGCTATCGATATAGTCATAGACCATATGTTTAAACGTGCGTGTAAAATAGCCAATCGGATTTCTCATCAATGTACCGTTATGTTCGTATTCATGCGTTTTAGAGAACAGGACAGAAGAAGCATTCGCAAGAATGTTGTGGAAGATATCTGTATCCGCTAGTAAACTACATTTCTTTGCAGCTTTTTTTGCAATGTTCCTAGCATTTTTGAAAGACTCGTTAATCATTTTAGAATCAAAAGCATGTCCTAATTTCCCACGCATAGATTGTGGTACACGGTAATCGATGAAATCTGAATCCTGTTGAATAGGTTGTGAAACGTCCTCTTTACGTTTATTTATCTTTTTACTCTTTTGTTTTAAGGTTTTAGTAGTTGTTTTTGGGGTGTGACAAATTTCAGCATTTTTAGCTGGTTCAGGTGTGACAATTTGGTCTTCTGCAATGATTGATTGAATGATAATCACGTTACATGTCTGTCTCTTGTCGCTTTTACGTTTCATTTCGAGTTGTTTAATAATACCAAGGGATTCTAAGTATTGGCATACACGAATAACTGTTCTACGGCTAATATGAAGTGCGTCCGCAATGTTATTTTTGGTTTTAAAAGAAACACCAAGGTATTTAGCGGAATAGTGGTGTAAATGATCGAGTACCGCCATTTGGTTTTTATTTAATTTATATTGTTTCTTATACGCTCGCACAGTGTCATTTAATTCCTTGAGAGTTTGAAAGGATGCTAAGTTTTCATATGTTTCTACACTTGCAATAATAGTAATCACTGGTTTCTTTTTCATAACGGTTTGTCTCCTTTTTTAGAAACAAAAAAGCAACAGTATGCCACAAAATGTAAGCAAACTGTTGCGAGGAGACCCTTATGTACGATAAAATAAGGTACATGAAGAGTTACAGCAAGTGTTTGCCTAGTTATGGTAGGCGGACGGTTAATAAAGTGTGTCACCACTTTATTAACACGCTGTGCTCTTTTATTTTTTGTTAGTTTTATTTTGAATTTTTGAGGTAACAAATTGGTCACAAATAACTAGAAAAGTGTTGCCATTTATAAAATCAGGTAAAGCACAAAACAGCGTAATATAGCTGTTTGTTGCGCTTTTAGGTAATTTAAGTTTTATAGATAGTAGAAGAGTATATTCCATCGCATCTTATGAATGCGGAAGTGACGGCGGATATTATGACACTAGAGATGGATCGTGATACACGTAAAAAAGTAGAGGTTATTACTAAAAAGATGAGTGATCATGTAAAGAATGATAAAGAGTGGTACGTAAACTATATATCAGGGCATATAGATAAACAGGTGAAGCCGTATCATCCTAACTTTGGTATTACAGAAGAAGAATATAACTTTTTTAGAAACGCCGTTGAGAATAGTAGTTTATCTAATACAAGTGATGGAAAACTTCAATTTAAGCAAAAAAGTAACCATGAAATTGAAATTGTTTCAAGTAGAAATCTAGAACTATTCCAGCATCTGGTAATTGATACAGAGAAGAATATAATAAAAACTTCTTTTGGAGAATGTCAGTATGTTGGAGAAATAAAGCCATCTTCAGAAAAAAGAATATTAGGTCGAGTAAATGGCAAACAATGGATGTTACAAAAGGAAAATTTAATCTATTTATTCTCTTTAGGAAAGCTTGAAGGAGAAGATAAATCTGTTATGGTTATTTCAGTAAAAGGCATACACGAAGGAAAACTTATTAGTAACGAGGAAGTAGTCGAATTCCGTTCGATTTCATAAAGAATCAAAAAAATCACCTTACTCGTTAAAGTAAGGTGATTTTTTATTAAATAAACAATCCAGCGATTGTCGCAGATAAAATAGAAGCAAGTGTTGATGCAAATAGCATTTTCCAACCAAATTTAGAAACAACGCTTCCTTGTTTTTCAGAAAGGGCACGGATTGTACCAACGATTGCACCAATTTGGCTAATACTTGCGAAGCTAATTAAGAATACTGTAACGATTCCAACTGTACGTGGAGCTAATGTTGTAGCTGTGTCTTTTAAATCAAGGATTGCTACAAACTCATTTAAAACAATCTTTGTACCCATAATACCACCGGCTGGGATAATATCTTGAGTTGGAATACCCATTAAGAATGCGAATGGAGAAAGTATATAACCGAAGATTTGTTGTAAAGTAACAGCATGTCCCATTGCGCCTGAAGCTGCACTAATTACGTAGTTTACAACTTCCATTACACCGATAAAGGCGATCATTAATGCGGCAACGATACCAGCTACTTTTAAACCATCAAGCGCACCGTTAATCATTGCGCCGATAAAGCTGTCTCCGAATAGAGTTCTATCAAATTTTTGAATCACTTCATCTTCTTTTTTCGTATCAACTGGTGTTAATAACGAACAAACGATTAAGCTTGAGAATAAGTTTAGCGGAAGAGCTGCTAGTACGTATTTTGCATCTAACATCATTACGTATGATGCTGTAACAGAAGCAGAAACGGAGCTCATCGCAGAACAACAAATGATAAACATACGATTCTTATTGAAATGCTGTAAATCGTTTTTAATAACGATTAACGCTTCACTTGAACCGAAGAATACAGAGTTTACTGCGTGGAATGATTCAACGCGTGGTAAACCAGTAATTTTTGAAATAGCACCGCCGACAACGCGAACGATGAATGGTAAAACACCTAAATAACTAAAGATTGAAAGTAGTGCTGAGAAAAATACGATAATTAATAATACGTTTAAGAAAAAGACAAAATCTCTGTGAATTCCATTAAAGAGAAAATCGACACCTGTCGTACCAAGTTTAATTAGTTTGTTGAAAACTTTACTAATGAAAATAATGATTTGTTGACCAACCTTTGTAGCAAACATAAACCAACCGATTAAAATTTGGAAACCAATCATAATTGCAATTGCACGGAAGTTGATTTTACTTTTGTTGTTTGACAAAGCAAAACATAAACCTAACACGGCAAGAATACCGATAATGCTCATTACATATTGCATGTAGTTGCCCCTTTCAGAAGTTCGTATAAAGTTTGTACATAAAACGCTCGTTATATTACTAAAAATAAAAGAACGAGGTTTTATGTCATACGTAAGATGTCTGACCTTTTAGAAAAATAAAAATAAAAAAAGACCCATATGGATTCACTTTCATCTATGAGAGAAAGCTAATCAATATGAGTCCTTTTTTGCGCATAGGCTAATATTCATTAGTTTTCCCCATAGTCCAGCAATTTAAGGTTGCCGGGTAGAAACTCTCGATCCATATTATCAAGTATATATGAGGTAACATCGTCCGTATTAAATTAGTAGTAGCGTAACATTAACAGAGAAGTATCGTCAATAGCTTTTTTTCTTCCAATAGAAAAAGACCATATAAGTATGATAAAATGTAACGCAGTGTTATGAAAAAGAGAGGTCGGAAAATGAGTACTAAAATGACGCCACCAGTTGAGAAAAACGAGTTTATAGATGTAGTATTTGAAGATTTAACACATGATGGTGCCGGTGTTGCGAAAGTAAAGGGCTATCCTATTTTCGTTAAAAACGGATTACCAGGTGAAGAAGCGCAAATTAAAATTATTAAAGTGAAGAAAAACTTTGCATTTGGTCGTTTAATGAAGCTTCATACAGAAAGTCCATATCGTAAAGATGCTGAATGTCCAGTATATAATCAGTGCGGCGGTTGTCAGCTTCAGCACTTAACTTATGAAGGACAATTACAAGCGAAAGAAAAACAAGTACGTGACGTTATGCAACGTATTGGAGGACTAGGTGATGTTCCTGTTCATCCTGTACTTGGCATGAAGAACCCGTGGGTATACCGCAATAAAGCACAAGTACCAATCGGAGAACGTGAAGGTGGGCTTGTAGCTGGTTTCTATCGCCAAGGAACGCATGACATCATTAATATGGAATCATGCTTAATTCAGGCAGAAGAAAACGATACATTAATCCAAGAAGTAAAACGTATTTGTGAAAAGCACGGTATCACTGCGTACAACGAAGAGCGTAACAAAGGAACACTTCGTCACGTAATGGCTCGTTACGGACAAGTAACAGGGGAAATTATGCTTGTCTTCATTACACGTACAGCAGAATTGTCGAACAAAAAAGCAATCATTGAAGAAATTGCAGCGAAATTCCCAGAAGTAAAATCAATTGTTCAAAACGTAAATACGAAGCGTACGAATGTAATTTTCGGAGACAAAACGACAGTACTGTACGGATCAGAATATATTTATGACTTTATCGGTGACATTAAATTTGCGATTTCAGCACGTTCATTCTATCAAGTAAACCCAGAACAAACGAAAGTGCTATACGATAAAACGTTAGAATACGCAAAATTAAATGGTAACGAAACAGTAATCGATGCCTATTGCGGAATCGGATCAATCTCGTTATTCCTAGCGCAAAAAGCGAAAAAAGTGTACGGCGTTGAAATCGTCCCAGAAGCAATCGAAGACGCAAACCGAAACGCAGCACTAAACAACATGACAAACGCTGAATTTGGCGTAGGAGAAGCAGAAGTAGTCATTCCAAAATGGTACAAAGAAGGCGTAATCGCCGACACAATGGTCGTAGACCCACCGCGTAAAGGCTGTGACGAAGCATTACTAAACACAATCATCGACATGAAGCCAAACCGCGTCGTATACGTATCGTGTAACCCAGCAACATTAGCACGTGATTTAAAAGTACTAGAAGAAGGCGGATATAAAACACAGGAAGTACAACCTGTTGATATGTTCCCGCATACGACTCATGTGGAGTGCGTAGCTTGGTTAAGCCTTGATATATAGGGGTTTTATAATAATTGTTGATGGGTTTGACCACGGTTTGACCACATCAACAATTATTTTATGATTTTAACGCCTCACTTAGCGCTATAGTGGCACTTTCTTGCATATCTAACGTAACATGACTATACGTGTCCAATGTGGTCTTAATGGAATTATGTCCTAATCGTTCACTTACGATTTTCGGATTAATACCTAATTTAAGAAGAAGTGTGGCATGAGTATGTCGTAAGTCATGGAATCTAATTTTAGGAACTTGTGCAGTTTTTATAAACCTTTCAAAGACAGTAGTTAATGTTCTTGGATAGATTGGCCTACCATCTTCTCTACTGAAAACTAAGTCATTATCTTCATAAGCTTTACCGATAGCTAATTTAAATTCATTTTGTTTTGCTTTATAACTTTTCAACTCTTTACATAAGCTTTGGTCAATGGAAATTAAGCGTTTAGAACCCGATGTTTTCGGTTCTGTAAATCGAAATCCTAATTCATCGTAAATTAGAGTTTCAGTCACACTAACCTTACCTTCAACTAAATCTACATTTTTCCACTTTAAGCCTAGCAATTCACCTCTACGCATACCGGTATTAAGTGCAAGTAAAAATAAATGATAGTAAATAGGATTGTCAAATTTAGCGTATGTTAAGAAGGTTTTCGTCTCCTCAATTGACCACGTATTATTGACCACTTTTCGTGGGCGAGGGATTTCTACATGTTCAAACGGGTTTTTATATAAAAGTTCCCATTTAACAGCATCTTCTAATGCCCCTTTTAAAACGATAAAAATATACTCAATGTATTTAGGAGATAATTCTTCATCGATTAGCGATTTAACAAATCGTTGTCCATGTAGAGGTTTTAAATCTTTCAGTTTATGCGAACCAACTACAGGAATAATCCTACTGTTCACAGCTCGTCTATAATTAATGAATGTAGAATCTCTCACTCGTTGCTTAGCTGTGTTTTCAAGCCACTCCTGTAAATATTCACTGAGAGTAAGGTTTTTATCATCAACTAGACTCCCAGTATTAAACTGATGAATAAGTTCATTACATGCTCTTTCGGCTTCTTTTTTTGTTTTAAAGCCTGATACTGTTTTTTGTTTTCTTTTGCCAGTAAGAGGATCTCTTCCAATATCAATTGTAAATGACCACTTTTCACCGCGTTTTCTAAAATATCCTTTCATTATCCATACCTCCTTGAACTAATAGTATTCGAATAGTACAAATAATTCCAGTATTAGAAAAAGGAAAAAGCAACTCAGATGAGTTACTTTATGGTAAACTATATTCAACTGTATACGTCGGGTGGCTGGTTGCTATCCTTTCTCTTTATTTTAGAGAGAAAGGAGGTGACCCTTATGATGGAATATTTACTTTCTTTATCTCAGGATTTACTCAAGGTATTCCTAACTATAGTTGTTACAGCTTATGCAAATAAGTTTGCTAACACTTTGTTTAAGAAAAGTAAAAGAGCCACCCCTCGCCGTAGGAAGCAGGGTAGCTCTAAAAGAAAATAAATAGCAACCTTGCCATCTGATGGCGGCAGTTACTGGAAGAGATGTTACAGCATCTCTTCTTTTATTCTATGCAATTCAGATAAGTGTCATACTCAATATATAGTAAATATACATTCACTATACAATGGTGATTCTAGTGCCTATATTACCATAGTCATATTTTTTGGTCAACGCAAATAGCGGGGATTGAGAACAAATTTATAATGGTCCACAAAATAAAGTTTCATGGTAAAATATATGTATCCATACTTCTAAGTCCGCACATGTTGCGGGCTTTTTTATTAATATAAAATCAGTATTTTAACAAAAAAAGACACCCTAAGGTGCCCTCATACGACTTGATAACCACTTTAATTTTAATAATATGTATTGGACGCCAATCCAAATATTATTTTACCATGTTAATTTGTTTTGTACATTGAGAAAAAAGAAAAAGAACTATACATAGGAGCTTTTCATGTTATATTGAAATCACCTAGATTATTGTTGCACATGGAATCCCCTTTTCATGTGCTTTTTTATTCTAAAGGTTAATGATGATTTTCTTCTTACTCCAGAAATTAGGTGTGAATTGTAATTTTAATTTCTCTCCTATAGGTTGTTCAAATACAACAGTTCCTGCTACTTGTCCATTAGGTGCAAGTTGACCAGCACTTAATTGTGTATTTTGGTTAATTATAGACGGTACAGCTCTGGTGATATTGCCTTGACTATTCCTCATTTCAAAATCAAACGGATTGTATGAGATATCATCTTTACCGCCATTATAGATATTTACTGCTACCAATACGTATTCATAGCCTTGTTTTGGTTTAACAAATTCTCCGCCAGAAGATTTTTTCACATCAGTTACAGTCAATCTGTGATCACCCATTTTAATAGTCTCGCCAATCGAATATTCCTTTTTAGTATCTTTTTCAGCATCTTTAACTTTTTGCCCTTCAGTTGTAACCTCTTGAGCTTGGTGTTTAGTTTTCGGATCTCCAAATACTAGTATCAAAGCACAAAAAAATAAGAAAGAACCGACTAAAATGAAACTCCCCCATCCGATATACTCCCAAACCTTTGATTTCTTTTCAACTTCCACCCGTATTTCTCCCCTTATATATTAGATTTTAATAATAAAATAGTATCAAAATTTCCAGTATTTGAGTACAAGATATTTAGAATATACAAAAAAAGAGAGCTTCGCCCTCTAATTTTGGTTAACATAATGTGTAATTAAGCTGATACAGCAGCTTTATCTTTACGGAAGATACCCATTAATCCGCCGATTAATAATAATACTCCTGGTAATAAGTAAACGATAGAGATACAGATGAACCCGCCAATAGCAGCAATTGTCATCATGATACCGCCAGTTTTAGCATTCTTCTTAACTACTACACAGCCAACAATCCCTAAGATAGATAGAGCGACAGCTCCCCATCCTAAACCGATAATACTGTCCGCACCTTCAGCTTCAAACGCAGCTCCCATACCACCAATCATTAAAGCGATAAATGCACAAATAATACCAAAAATACCGCCAATAAGTCCTAATACAAATTCAGTTGTTCTTTTCAAAATTAACACTCCTATGTAATTATTGTAGATTAATTCTTACTTCTTTTTTAGATAAGAAATTAGGTTTGAAGATTAATTGGAGCTTTGGGTCATCTTTTTTTGTTTCGAAAGCGATAGTTCCAGTGATTTTTCCGTTTGGAGCTAATTTTCCAGAATTCAATTGAGTATCTTGATTAACCATTGTAAATGCTTGATCTACGATATTCCCATCACTATTTTGCAGGTTAAAATCGAATGGGTTGTAACTGATTTCTTTCTTCCCGCCATTCTCTATAGTTAAGTTAGCAATTACAAACTCTTGTCCTTCTTTAGGTTTGTCGAATTCGCCACCTTGAGATTTTTCAACATTAGAAACCGTTAACTTATGGTCTCCTAGTTGAATCGTTTCACCAACTTTAAACTCTTTACTATCTTCTTTTTTAGTATCTGTTTGTTCAGTTTTTTGATCGTTAGATACTTTTTTTGCAGTTTCTTCAGTTTCGCTACATGCAGCTAAACTCAAAGCTAATGCTCCTGTTAAAGCGATTGTACCTAGTTTCTTATACATGTTCTTTCCTCCAATTATGTAAAATGTAAGATTTCCGAGCTTATCATAGCAAACAATCTATCATAATATTGTCATATTTTGTCGAAGGAAAATAAAAAAAGAGAGCAAATAGCTCCCTTACTCAAATTGTAAAAAGATGAATATTTTACAATTTGAAATTGGAAAACATTTCTTCTACAATCAAATCATAACAACTCGTCAGTCTCGGCTAAGACTTTAGAATAAAATACGAGTTGTTTGCAGAAACGCTCTCTTCGAGGTTCATCTAACGCAGCATACGTTTGTTGAACTTCTTTGAGGGTATTGCGTAATATTTCATCCTTTGTATTGCTATACCCATTACATAGTAGGTCTAACGATACATCAAAAAAGGAGCTGATTTGAAGAAGTGTTTCCATGCTCGGCTCAAACATTGCATTCTCATAATTATTTATCTGATTGCGACTAAGGTTTAGTTGTTCACCGAGCTGTTCTTGTGTTAAATCTTTAGACTTTCTAAGCTTTTTTAAATTTTGACCAAATACTTCTAACGCTTTCATAATTCGAGTATAGTCTTTAAGTATTCAACATACTATATATGATTGTAAAACAATCAATAGTATATATAATGATTTCTAAATGAGGTAAAAAATGAATATTAATGAGAACTAGTGTTCCTTTTTGGGAGGATTGGTGGTAAAATATGCATATAAGCTTCATTGATAAAAAAATGTAAAATTGCATATGTAACTAAATCTTGATTTATAGCGATTAAAAAACTTTCTCAACATTTGATTAACAATTATTTTGTTAAAATTTTAAAAATTCGTGTTAGTATTAAAATAACTAAAACGAACGAAAAAAGACCCATATGAGCGCGTTCAAGAGGGACTCTCACACCGCCTCTTAAACCGTTCCCTAACCTAGACTTAGGAAACACTTACCCATACGAGTCACATCTAAGTATAACACAAAATTAAGATATTCCCTTCTCGTAATCTGTTTCCAACTTGAGAAATTGTTAGGATGGCGTCCTGTGTTCAGGAAAGGGAAGTGTAGTTATCGTGGAAGATTTAATGAAACGTATTAAAAAACAAGCTGATAGAAGGGGATTAACATTCCCGGATATTGAACGAAAAACTGGAGTGGATCGAGTAGTAATAACTGATGCAGTAAGTGGGAAAACTTCAGAAATGAAATTTGATAAGTTTTTACCTGTAGCTTCAATTCTTTTTGAAGATATGGAAGAACGAAAAGATATTCTTAATGAATTTATCATGCTATGTTCGGGGGATTTAAATATTCGCAAAGCGTTATGTTATTGTCAGGGCATTGGTGAGTATGAAGTTATAGATAAACTGATTGAAAAACATCAAAAAAATATTCATTTAAAGAAATACTTTAAAATCTACAAATTATTTAATAATAGAAGTCGAAATGTTAAACGAGGGCAATCTTTAATTGATGACATGGATAAAGTTATGTTTGCAAATGATCCAGAAGTTCAAGTTTTAGTAAATATGTTATACAGTTTTTCGATGTATGATGTTTTTAATTATAGAGCTATGCTCCCATATTCTGATAAAGTAGAAAAAAATTTAGCGCTTATAAAAAATGCATTTTTAAAATCTTGTCATGAAATACATTACAATGTTCGTAGTGCATATATTAATTTATTCAATGAAGATTTGACTGAGTGCAGAATTAAGTGTGAAGCAATATTAAAAACAGATTTGGAAGCGCCAATAATTAAAGCAACAGCCTTATGTTGCGTTGGGGAGTCCTATATGTTTACCGATGTTTTAAAAGCAGAAAAATATATTTTAGAAAGTATAAAGTATCTAGAGGAAAACGGCATTTCAAAACAAAGTAGAAAATATAAGTCTTTTCAATCTACACTTGCTTTTCTGTATATCGATAACGGGTTTAATTTAGATAAAATAGATTTTTCTTGTATTGATTTATCTGAAGTTGCATACTATGAAGGTTTATATGGAGATAAGAATAAAGCACTAAAAATGTTTGAAGAATTAGCAAAAGAAAGAAAATTAGATTCACCGTTCACAATGTACTATATTTCCAGAATTAACAATGATATACTAGGATTAAGAGAAGCTTTGAAACGCTTTGAACGGGTTGGAAACTATCACTATGCTAATGCTGTGAAACGTGTGTTAGCATCATTAGAGAAGAAAGTGGGATGAGGATGAAAAAAATTAGTGTAGCAGTTTTATGTATTATGAGTGCTTTTACTCTATCATTGAATGTAGGGGCAGCGACTAAGGACAGTAAAGAACAACCAGTTAAACAACAAGTACAATATATGATGTCTGAGCCTGGCGGGCTTTAATAATAAAAATTAAATAGTTAATAAAGAGTTAGAGGTTGCGATTTCGCAGCCTCTTTCGTGATTTTTGGGGAATGTTGGTTTTTGGATAAGAAACAAAAAGTCGACACCTAATTTTTACCAACAACTAAGGGAGGAAGTTATTTTGATGAATAAAGGGGTAGAAGTAAAAGTGAAGCAAATGGTACAAGTGTTATTAGGAAGTGACAATGTGACAGGTGATGTAGTTTATGTATTAGACGAATTACAAAAGCAAGGGCTACTGACAGATATTGAATTAAGGAAATTTCAACATATACAGACAACAAAAAAAGGAATAGCTTCTTGCTAATCCTTTTTTGTTATTTAAGCATTCTTTTAACTGCAACTTCTAACAAATCTTTAAGACTTTCCACATCATCCTCAGATAATTTTTTTCCGTCCCAATGTAATTTTTGATTATCAAAGAAATCTTTAATATTAGAAGATGTTGCTTTCTCTAGCGTTGGATCGTCAGTTTTACACAAAATATAGTCGGTTGTTGTATTATGCAAGTCAGCTAATTTACAAATCATTTCCGCATCTGGTTTTCTATAATTAGTTTCATACCCACTATAAGTTGAGTCACCTATCCCTAACTTGGAAGAAATTTCTTTCATAGTCCATTTTTGTTTATTCCTTAAATATTTTAAACGTTCCCCTATGTTCATATTTAAAACCTCCCTATAAATAAAGATAACATTTCACAGAACAAAATCAATATTTTTTTCGCGCTACGCGAATTTATTTTATTTAGAAAAAATTTTAGAAAATATATTTACATATTCGCGAATCGCGAGTATACTAAAGTCAAACATATGACATCGGAGGTAAACATGAAAAGAGAATGGTTAATCAAATTGCGTGAAAATAAAGGTCTGAAGCAATTTGAGGTAGCTAAGAAACTAGATATCTCTTCTAACTATTATTGTGAAATTGAAAACGGAAAGAAGAATCCTAGATGGAATATAGCTATGCGAATTGCGGAGTTCTTTGGTGTATCGGTAGATAATTTTTTTTATAATCCCACTCGCGTTTCGAGAGTAAAGGAGAAAGGAGAGGTAAACGAAAATGAATCAATTACAAGTTGCACAACATCCGGTAAGTGAGTTTGTTTTTATGGAAGGGCATAAAGTGGTTACGGATAGCTTAACGATTTCTCAAATGTTCGGTAAACGTCACGATCATGTGATGAGAGACATTGAAATTCAAATCGAAAAGCTAATAGAAGCAGGAGAACAACAATGGGGTATCACCAACTTTGGGGAGACCCGGTATCAACACCAACAAAACAAACAATGGTATGAAAAATATAACTTAACAGAAGATGCCTTTGCGATTGTCGCAATGAGCTACATAACGCCTGAAGCGATGAAGATGAAAATTAAGTTTTTAAATGAATTCAAACGAATGAAAGAATACATTCAAAAACAGCAGCAACCATCAATCGAAGATTCGATTATTTACAGCATGACTGAACTAAAACAAATCAAATCACGCCAAGATCATGCTGAAGAAGAAATGAACAAAATGAAAATTTTAGTAGATAATGAGCTTTGGCTTACTGAACAAAACAAAGGTGCTGTTCAACGAAAAGTGAAACAACGTGTTTTCGAACTAAGAAAAGAAGGTTATGATAACGCATCTTATCAAGGGGTGTATGGAGCATTGAAAAGGCATTTCGGGGTAGCTAAATACGATAAAATACCACGAAAACACTATCAAAATGCAATGAAATTCATTTCTGGATGGTATCCACCTGAAAGACCTAATTTATTCGATGATCATGTTTCTTAATTGCAAAATTAAAATTTTATAAGAAGAAAGGAAGATACAAAAAATGAAAAATTCAACAGTTCAAATAGCGTTAGCAATTACAAAGTTTTCAGCTCAAAAGGGATGGAGGGATGAAGAATTTTGGGAGGCTATTGAGTTGCTTCGCTTCAATAAAGAAGATGAAAAACAAACAACTGTAGAAAAGTTAGATAGAATTTCAGTCGCTAATGATAGCACGAACGATTATCCAATTATGTTAAACGTAACACACGTAGAAAAAATATTAGGAGTAGCGAAAAGAACGGCTTACGACATTATGGATCAAAAGGGTTTTCCTTTAGTGAAAATTGGGAGAAAGAAAGTAGTTCCAAGGGATGCATTCTTTAATTGGCTAGAAAAGGGGGTGTCAGCATGATGGAAGATACAACATCGTTAGCTTTATTCGCAATGTTTATCGCATGCAGTGCATGGTCGCTTTACATTACTTACGAACCGATAAAACGATGGGCTTGGAGTGATGTGAAACAAAATAAAAAGACCCATAGCAGTGGGTCCTTTCGAAAAAACAAGTTGCTATAAGTATACCACGGAAAGTAGGGAAATAGTACATGCATTCAATTGAATATCAAGTACTATTACCTAAAAAGTTCTGGGACTTAGCGAAAAGCAAAGATGAATTGAAACAAATGATAGAGCAGTATTTCAAAATCGGTTATCCGCAGTATGAAATTCAACGGATTATCAAAAGTGGACAAGCACATATTGCGATTTGTAATAGGAGGTAAAATGATGGCTATATTTAGACAAGTACACACATCATTTTGGAATGATGTGAAAGTTCAAGAAGATTTTACACCAGAAGATAAGTACTTTTTCTTATATTTATTGACTAATCCACAAACTAAACAAATTGGTGTATATCAAATAACAAAAAAACAAATGGCTTTTGAAACAGGATATTCACATGAGACTGTAAAGGCTTTGATGCAACGTTTTGAAGATTATCACAAGCTAATAAAATACGATGATGAAACTAGAGAGTTAGTTATCTTTAATTGGGGGAAATACAATCTTAAAAGAGCTGGTAAGCCAGTAGAAGATTTAATAAAGAAAGAATTAAAAGAAGTGAAAAACATATCCTTGTTAATTCCAATCTGTAAACATATAGAGCAAAAATCTATTAGGACGCTCATTGAAACATATATTCACGATTCGTATAACGATACGTCAACGAATCGGGGACAAGAAGAAGAAGAAAAAGAAAAAGAAGAAGAAGAAGAAGAAGAGTCATCTTTTCCAAAGAATGACGTTCCAAAATCAATTCCTTATCAAGAAATTCTTGATTATCTCAATGAAAAAGCAGATAAGAACTTTAACCATAAAGCAGAAAGCCACAGAAAACTGATTAGAGCTAGATGGAACGAAGGTTATACAGTTGAAAACTTCAAAACCGTTATTGATAACAAAGTATCACAATGGCTTGGGAAGTTTGATCGAGAAGGTAAACCATTTGATCAGTATTTAAGACCAAGTACATTATTCGCGCAAAAACACTTTGATAATTATTTAAACGAAACGGTTAGTAAACCTCAATCTAATCAACAACAATACGGTAATCACATAGAAATTCCAGGATTTAAAGGGAATATGCCATTTTAACGAGGTGAACAGAAGTGCAAAAAATGCAGAAATCATTTGAAAAGATAGCAGCATTAGAATTTGCAGATGAATATTGCGAAAATCATACATTTAGCAAAGGCGGACAAGTAACTGTAAAGCCCGTAAGAATGATGATTGATAAAAATGATGGTTCAATTTATTGCCCAAGATGCAAAGTGGAACAGCAGGATTCAATCCTATTCCAGCAAGCAAACAATTACTACAAGAAGATCAATAGAGAACGGCAGAAGAATCTTCTTTTTAAACATAGTGTTATCGAAAATCAGTCAATTACAGAATCAAGGCTAGAATCATATGAAACGGATTGCCCAGAAACTACAGCAAATAAGAAAAAAGCTATAGCGATTTTGGAGCGTATCAAAAAAGGTGAAACTCTAAATGTTTATATTGCAGGGATTCAAGGTGTAGGAAAAAGCCATTTAGCTTATGCAATGTTATATGAACTAGTAAGACATTATTGGACAATCTCTGATGGTGAAGCTCTTAATGATGAATACGCATTTAAGGAAATGAAAAGTTGTTTATTTGTTGAGATAGAAAAATTAATTCGTTTAATACAAGACTCATTTCGGAATAAAGAGTCGAAGTACACGATGGATTACTGTATTAGCTTGATGGTCGAAGCGGATTTTCTAGTTATTGATGATTTAGGGGCTGAAAGTGGTTCTATGAATAGAAACGGAGAAGCTAGCGATTTTGTTCATAAAATACTTTACGGTGTTGCTAATGGACGGCAAGGAGCAAATAAAACAACGATTACTACATCAAATTTAGCAAGCAGACAGCTTTTTCAAAAGTATGATCCAAAACTAGCAAGTAGGTTGTTAAATGGAGTATCAAAAGATGAAACAATCGTGTTTAAAACAACGACAGATAAAAGAATTTTAAATTTAGATATTGGTTTCTAAGGAGGAATAAACATGTGTGCATTATGTCATGATACAGGAATTATTCGTAAAGAAACTTATCCAGGTGTAATTGAAACGAGCGGTTGTAATTGTGAAGTGGCAATACAGCAGCAAGAAGAAAACGATAAGCGTTGGCAAGCATGGTTAATCAAATTTGAATCAATGAAACAAGAGTTGCAGCGGAATCAACAACAAAAAGTAAGTTAACAAGGGGGAGCAATGAATGAAAAATACAGGTGTTTCAAGAAAAGTGGACGAGCTAGGGCGTGTGGTAATTCCGGTAGAGTTACGCAGAAATTTAGGGATTGCTGAAGGTACAGCATTAGGCTTTCATGTTGAAGGGGAAAACATTGTTTTAAGAAAACACGAAAAGTCATGTTTTGTAACTGGCAAAGTTTCTGAATCAAACATTGAATTGCTGGATGGAAGAATGTTTCTAAGTAAAGAAGGAGCAACTGAATTACTGGACATTCTTGAAAAGAGTGAAATGGCACATGGCTAAACAACTAAATATTTTCGATGTAGAGCCAGCAATTTGTGAGTTTGATGTAATGAAGGCCAATGTTAAGAAAGGAGCTGGACGCAATACATACGCTGATGTACGCGTCCAAGTTCCAAAGAATGCAAAGTGTACGGATGAGTTACCACGCACAACTAAACAAGATGATCGCTATGACATCTTTGAACAATATGTAATGGCAATATGGAGATTTCAAAGAGCTGTAGATAAGTTTTTCAATTGGGATACAGCTGAAGAATTGTGTAAGGCAGCAAGGGATAAAAAAGAAATAATTCCGGTAAGGGTTTATTTAGGAAGTGGATTCAAACCTGATGTTGTCGAGTACATGCGGTAGTGACAAAGGAGAGGGACATATGAAAAAAATAGAAATTGATGTTAGTAGCAACAAACTTTTAATAGTGAAGGACGGAAATGTAACGGCAGTAAATCCACCAATGAGCGGATTTGGTGAGCAAGTGGCGGTTTGGGTAAACGGTAAAGTAGATCGTGTGGATACTAAATTTACTGAAAAGATAAAATAATCATTTTTAGAAAGTAGGTTCGCTTATGAGTGTAGCAAGAAATCATGAAGCGATGAAGGAATCAAGGCTGAAAATTTACATCGCTTTAGAAGAAGCTAACTTCATTTGGGATGAAAGAGATGTAGTTCGTTTTCGTGAAATGTGGAGTCAAGGTATGAGTTTGCCGAAGATGGCAAAAGCGTTAAGGAGACACCAAGCGGAGGTTGCTCTCCTTGTTATAGATCAGGCTGATAAGTATTTAATTGAAAATCGTCCGATAGGATTAGGAATTTGCTAAATAGGAAGGGGAAATCAAAATGAAATCAATGAAAAACGGTGTTTTGGAAGTGACTAAATTAATTAGTAAATCAAAGGAAGGACAAGCTGTAATGAACGACAATCAAATTTGTGAATTAGATCAATATCAAGAAGCGGCATTACGTACATGGAATACAAATCAGGATTTTGGTGGACGTGTTTTAAATGCAGCATTAGGACTTTCGGGAGAAGCTGGTGAGGTCGCTGATATTGTAAAAAAAGCAATTTTCCATGGCCATGGATTTGATCCGGCTCATTGTTTAGGAGAGGAGAACGGTAATACCCATAAATTAGCTTTAGAGTTGGGGGACATCTTGTACTATCTCTCCATTATGGCCCACGAAATGGGGTATACCTTAGAAGATATTGCTCAAATGAATATCGCAAAATTAGCTAAAAGGTATCCGGATGGTTTTAGCCGAGAAGCAAGTCAAGCACGTGTAGATGTAAAGTAAGACAAAATTTGAATTTTATTAAGAAAAGGAGAGATTTAAATGATTGAAACAATAATAGTGAAGTGGTATTGCAAACATTGCGATTCTTTTAACCGTACAGAGGTACGTGCAAAAGGGAACGTTAATGATGAACATTATCATGGTTTTTGTAAAAAGTGTAATGAACAACATTATGTAGTTATGTCAGTTCAATTAGAAGCAATGCAACCTGTAGAGGAAGAAAACTAAACAAAAGCGTTATTTTAATCGAAAAGGAGAGTTATAGATGGAACAAAAATACTTAGGCAAGATTGTAAAAGCTGAATTCGGAACACATAGAGACAGACCTTTCTTAATGGGATTACAGTTTGAATTTCGTTTTGGTGATAATAGTGGCGTTACATGTGGAGGTAGACACTTAATTAACATTAGTAACGAGTGCAAATGGGATTCTGAAGAAGAGAAAAATCTAGCGTATCAAAGAGTGTTAAAAGATCTTGCTTTTATATTGAAAGAAGCGAAAGTAAATATTGTTTCTGAATTAGTTGGTAAACCAATTGAAATAACAATAGAAAATCAGATGTATAAAGAGTTTCGTATTTTAACAGAAGTTTTATAACAAAATAGTTATTTGAATAGAAAGCCGGTGATTGTATGGGGGATCGAATGTGCCCGGATTGTAATGAAATGAGTTTAGTTGAAAAGGGTCTTACCAAATGGAAGTGTCTGAATTGTGGCGAGGAATTTACAACTAAAGAATTAGATGCGGATGTTGAGTTTGATGAAGGAACCGGTGGTTTTTAATAAAAACGCTATTTTATTAGAAAAGGATGTGCAGTTTGAAATCTGAAGAAGTTAAACAGCTTATTACTGATTTGGAACGGAGAAAATCAGGTTTAAAACGGATCCAGAATGGTTTCTCAAGAATTCATAGTGAGGAATATCGTGAAGGTGTTAATAAACAATTAGTCATTTTGGACCAGGTAATAATGAGATTGAATTGGATTATGAGGGAAGAAAGTAATTAGTATAAAAATTTCATTTTGTAGAAAAGGGGAATGGATATGGATATAGGTATGAATGACCAAACTGTAATCGTTAGTATTCCACCAGTAGAAGAGTGGCCGTTAAAACAACTCAAATCGGTTTGCAGACATAATAAAATAAAAGGTTACACAAAAATGGATCGTGAACAGCTAGTGCAACATGTAAAAGAAATAATCAAAAGCATGAAGCCTATTAAAGAGGGGGAATTGATATGAGTACTTATTGGGAAATCGCAGTTAAAGAGTTCTTTGAAAAACAAGAACAGGAACGAATTAAAAAAGCAGCTAGCAAAAGCTAACTGCTCGGCTGGTTCTCCAAGGGGGAACTAGGAGAAAGTAACTTAATGGGTTGTCTATAGTATTGACGGAATATTGAGTTTTATTCAGGGGGAGGAAGAGAAAATGACAGAAAAAGCGGAGCCTAAAATGGTTCCTATGGCATCTTACGGATGGAACAGAGAAAAACAATGTGTAGAATTCCAACTGTTAATAAACGAAGAGATATATGTAATGCCAATTTATGAGAAAGACGTAAGAGGCATGGAGACTTGGTTTCAGTTAAAAAAACATAACTTAATAAAATAATCCTTTGAATAGAAAGTGAGGTTAGGAGAATGACTGATTTAAAGAAAAGAAAAATTAGAAAAGCAATTGCTCGTCGCACAAAGGCAGTAGAAAAATATCAAGTTGATAACGCTTGGAGAAATATTTTTGTGAAAGCTGGAATAATAAAATAACAGTACTGGAGGGATAGAAAATGAATGGTAAACAGTTTTTCGGAATGTATTGGGCTCTTTACTTAATCATCATGTTTGTGACCTTTAGTAATGCGAAAAGCTTCATACAAGCTGGAATCATTTTGGTACTTGTAATTTTGATTTCGGAAGTTGATCATAAATATGGATTTTATAAGGGAAGCAAGAAAGCTAAAAGCAATCAAATATAGTCCGGCTAGAAAACTAGAGGACACCAATTCATTAAGGCAGCCATTAAAGCTGCTTTAGGGATAGGTGTCCTTTTTTCTGTGAAAAACCTCAGGTTATCATTCCAAAATTCATATGTGCTGTAGAGGTAAGAAATCTTAACATGTGTGTGATGACTTAAAAAAGGGCATAAAAAAATAAGCCACATGTTATTAAATTTTTTTAACAGTAGCGAAAGAAATATGAACTTGAATAGGTTACTACGAAAGAACTTTTGAATATTCAATAAAACCAGATCGTTGATCTAATATATGATAGATAATTTTAATAACTTTATGTGCAATGGCGATAAGTGCTTTCTTTTTACCTCTCCGTGCAGCAAGAGACCAATACTTTCCTGATAACCATGTATGACGTGTTCGCGAGATGGCCCAGGCTACTTCGCAAAGCATAGATTGAATATGTGGGTTTCCTTTTGTTGTTCGAGAATTCTTTTTCTTGCCTGCACTTTCATGATTTCCAGGGGATAATCCTGCCCATGAAGCAAGATGTTGGGCGGATGGAAATTGTCTCATTTCGACACCAACTTCTGCAATAATACTTGCGGCAGCATGTTTTTTTACCCCAGGAATCGTTAACAGGAGTTCAACTTGTTCTTGATAAATAGAAAGAAGTTGATCAATTTTTTCTTCTATTTGTTGAATGGATTCTTCGAGAAATAAGATGTGATTCCAAGATTGGCGAATAAGAAAAATTTGATGTGGATTTAAAGTTCCAAACAAGGATTCTGTAATCTGGGATGCCTTCGGCATCATGCTTCCATGAATATTTTCTTCTACTTCATGTGAGTTAACATATCCTTGTTCCACAAGGCGAGTGAGTAATTTACGACCAGATACACCAAATACATCAGAGATAATAGAACCTAGTTTAATGTTAGAACACTCTAATGTTTTTTGAATACGATTTTTTTCAGCAGTCATATTGCCAATCATTTTCTTACGTAATCGTGTTAAATCACGAAGTTCTCGAATGTCTGATGGAGGTACGAAACTTTTTTCGATTAGTCCATATCGAAGGAGTTTGGCAATCCATTCAGCATCCGCTACGTCTGTTTTCCGCCCTGGTACATTTTTTATTCTTTGTGCATTGGCAAGAGTAATATCAAAATAATCTTCTAAAATGTTAAAAACGGGTTTCCAATAGATACCGGTGCTTTCCATCGCAAGGTGGGTAATATGTAGCTCTTCGAGCCATTGAAGCATTTCAAATAAATGTTTTGTCAAAGTAGGAAATGTACGAATTTCCTTTGTAAGTTCTGTCTCAGAATTTCCAATATAAGTACAAACAACAATTTCTTTCTGATGGACATCAAGTCCAGCACAATGAGAATGTAGAGTTTCCAATGCATGAACCTCCCCAATAGATATGAGATGGATGACCGAAATAATTGGAAATTCAACATTTTTCTGTTCGTGATCAGAAGGAATCTGTCAACAAAGGGGTGTGCACCAAATTATTTCTTACAGTTTATTTTACGGGGTAAATCCACCATAAAAAGCCACGTACTAAAGTATCCATCTATTTAACCAGTATGGAAAACTTGGAAAATAAATAGTCCCACCCTTTTTCATATATGGGTGGGACTGTAAAGTCATGATTGTTTATTTTGAAAAGGGAGATGGGGAAATGAAGGGGTTAAAGGATCAGTTACGTGAATGGAAAAAGCAATCGAATCAAGCAAAGAAGAAAAAGAAGAAAAAACGAAAAGAGAAATTAAGTACTCGTGACATTGAAGATTTAATGGGGATGCATAGACCTTGTTATGAACGTAGACGTGGAGCAATAAGACAAAAGTAATCTAAAAATAAAAAGGAGTGGTCTTACATGACTAAACAATTATCTTTCTTACCAAAAATTGATAGAACAGCGACACAAGAGGAATTAGAAGGTGTGTTGGAAAGCGTACGTATACATAGACAATTCGGGATGATGCGTAAAGAAATGAAAGTCACTCCTTCTTATGAAATACGTGAGCATGGTCCTACACATACAGTTGGAAAACCATTAGAAGATGTTGCTATAGCAAATATTCAACAAAGCAAACGAGAAGAATGGCTGGAAAGAATGTCAGTACGTATTGATCAATTTCTAAATCGATTAGGAAATGGACGCGCAGGAATTATCCAAAGGGATATCATTTATAAACGTTATTTAGAAGAAGAGGATGTATGTGATTACATGGTTTATAACGAAATTGGAATGTCAGAGCGTACTTATCGACGTTGGAAATCTAAAGCATTTTATAAGCTTGCTTTTGCGCTTGGATTAGAAGTTTACGAGACAGAAGAGACTGGAGGTAAAGAATAATGAATTTTGTTCAGCCAATACGTGATCCAGAAGAAATACAGCAGCTAAAAGATTATTTTAAAGAAAAGAGCTTACGTAATTACATTCTCTTCATTATGGGAATCAATACAGGCCTTAGAATTTCGGACATTTTGAAATTGAAGGTAGGAGATGTCAAAGGCAGTCATATATCTATGAGAGAAAAGAAAACAGGGAAACAGAAACGAATACAAATTACTGCAGCATTGAAAAGAGAACTTAAATGGTTTATTGAAGAAAGAGAAGATAATGAGTACTTATTGCAAAGTAGACAAGGCAGTAATCGTCCAATCGGTCGTAGCATGGCATATAAGATATTAAGCGGAGCGGCGGCAGAGTTTGGTTTAGATGAAATAGGAACACATACATTGAGAAAGACGTACGGGTATCATATGTACATGCAAACGAAAAACATAGCATTACTTATGGAGATATTCAATCACTCGTCAGAGAAGGTCACATTACGTTATATAGGGGTAAACCAAGATGCAATGGATAAAGCAATGACTAGATTTAAAATCTAAGCATTGCTTTTTCTTTTTAAATCTATACAGTTACTCATAAATTTTGTACTGTGTAACTCAAAAGGGAAAGTTTAATTAAGCCAATGATACCAAGGGATTTGGCGAAGGGGTCAGTTACACACAATACAAGATATGGGTAAGTCATTAGAGAAAGAGCGTGGCAAGAGAATAGTTGCCAAAAACTAATAAATTAGGTAAAACAGTTGCAAAGAGTAAATTAGGATATTGGTAGGGAAAATAAGTGGCAGAGTCGTGACCGCTTTTTGGCAGTAAATGTACCGGTTGTTTTGGAATTCACGTGATATATTTGTATTGTGAGAAGTGGCGGAAAACACAACTCACAATGTTCCTTTATAAACTATATGTTGTCTAAACGATTTCATAATGATGGCACATAAAATCCGAAACCAGCAGATGGTAATGATTGAATGTTACCGTTATTAGGGAGAGCTTTTGCTCTTCTTTGAGCTAACAACATCCTAGGTAGACAGAATCAGGAGAACCTGATAAGTTTTCCGATGGTGTCTGTCGCGGTTGTTAGCTGAAAGAAGAATAAAACTTCACATACCGTAATCGAAAAATAAATAAGTAAATGATAGTAAGCATCCATTTGGGTGCTTTTTATTATTTATATGGAAGGCGGAAACTATATGTCAGGTAAATATATAAGTGATGAAGTTGCAGAGAAACATTATGAAGAAGCAAAGGAATTTGTAATTACGATGCAAGCTGCGTCAGTAACAATGATGCAACGTAGATTTAGAATTGGTTATACGAGTGCAGCTAAGATTATTGATCGTCTTGAAGAGAATGGGATTATTGGTCCGTATGAAGGCAGTAAGCCAAGAAAGATATTAGTACAAAAATAGCATCCATTCGGGTGCTTTTTATTTTGGAGGAGGATGAATGATGGAATATAAAGTTAATATCTTTGGAGATCTTAATAAGATTGGCGAGCAAGTAATTGAACAGTTAGAAAAACGTTTGAAGGAAGATGCTAATATAACTAAGTCAAATAATCAAATGGAAGAAGTGTATGAAGGATATAAAGCAATTGGCGAAATGCTGTTTTATATGAAAGAAGGATTAGTTGATGCTGGTTTTACTGAAGACCAAGCAATGCAATTTGTTATCCGAGAATATGTAGAACAACGAGCGGGATCGAAGAGGTAGGATGAATCATGCAACCTCTAACAATACAAGAGATTAATAAACTATACGAGCAAGATAATATCATTAAGTTCTATAAGCATCCTTATTGGAGAAGGAACATTAGGATTAAGGCATTAGAGAGAGATAACAGCGAATGTCAGGAATGCAAACGCAAAGGTAAGTATAGCAAGGGTAGGAACGTCCATCACATTAAGGAGTTACGTGACAGACCAGACTTAGCGTACATACTAAGCAACCTAGAAACACTATGCATTCAATGCCATAACAAAGAGCATGGCAAAGAGAAGAACATAGTAAAAAAGCGCTGCACGATAGTAGATGAAGAGAGGTGGTAAGTGTGGACAGCCTAACGATACAAGGTAATACGTATGAATTAAATATCATAAGACAAATAGAACGAAAGAAACTTAATGATCGTACAATCGCTGATACTTCTTTATATAAACAATTCCAACGTGACATCTACACAACATACAAACAGATCAGACACATATGTAATCCAAGAGCATGTGAGAAGACTACACTTGAAACTGTAAAGAAGAGTCTACGTGAACATTGGTTAGAACATTATCTAAATATGAATTTAAAAGAAGCTCACATTGTTATTGAATATGCCGAGCTATTCTTTGGTTTAGCTATAAAATAATTTAAGATAAATTTCCTGAGACACCCCCCGGGTAAATTTTAGAAACAATTTTGCTGGGGGACCGAGCAACGCGGGGGGGAGATTTGTCTTTTTATTTTTTGCTTTCCGCGCGTGAAACAGAAAAAAACGAAAAATAATACCATCCTTTCACTTGGATGGTGAAAATTTTTGATATGAATTTGTTATTAGTATGTCGTTGCTACTGTTTCCTACTAAGTAAAAATATACACGACTATTTTCGGCATTTTAAGTAATGTTTTTAAAATTAATCTTCGAAAAAATCTAATGAAAAAGCGGGGTGATGATATTGTGAGCGGAAAACAAAGTAAATATAAATTAGCGTTCAAAGATTTCTTAGAAGGCGTTAAATACAAGGATATTGCAAATAAATATAGCGTATCTGTTAGTACTGTTAAATCATGGCGTAGCCGTTATTGGGAAGACATGATAAATGAAAAAGGTCTAAAAAATGTTTCGGAAAAGGTTGCAAAGCTTCAAAAGAACAGAGAAAAAACGCTTAGAAATAAAATAAGAGATGATTTATATGAACAACTTGGAACAAACGGTATCATACACGCTCATTTTATGGATTTAGTAGAAGATTATATGTCATTTTGGGATATAAAAAACAAATTGATAGCTGATGTAAAAGAACGCGGTGTTTCAGTTTTAGGTGCTAATGGATTTATGAAGAAAAACGATAGCATTAATGAATTGAATAAGACTAATACACAAATGTTAAAGATTCTTAATGAGTTAGGTCTTAAAGCAGTAAGTGAAGAGGTGGACGACGATGATGCAGAAGTCTAATCTTCCTTATAAATATCATCCTTACATTAGTGAGTACATGTATAGTGTGGAAAGCGGAGAGATAAGGTCATGCAAAGAGCAAAAACAATTAATGTCCTTAGTTCGAAAAACTTTAGATGATCCAAATGTTTATATTGATGCAAAAGCTATTGAGGATAGTGTTAAAATTCCAGAGCCATATTTTCCTTTTAAACTTTACGCTTGGCAAAGATTTGTTAATGCTTGCGTATATGGAGTTAGATACAAAGATAATGATCGTCTAGTTTGGAATCAGATTTTAATTTTAATGGGTCGTGGTGGCGGTAAAAATGGTTATGGTGGTTGGCATAACTTTTACATGCTGTCCAAACAGTTCGGAATTGATAATTATCATATCGAATGGGTAGCAACTTCTGAACAACAAGCAAAAACTACATTTCAAGATGTTCGGAATGTAATTGACAACCCTAAAAATAGCGTTTTGAAGAAGTCTTTCAATACGACTAAAGTGTTAATTGAACATAAAAAGAACAGATCACATTTAAAATACAACACATCAAACGCTAGAACGAAAGACGGTTTAAGACCTGGTTCAGTTTGGTTCGATGAAATTCATGAATATGAAGATTACGCGTCTATTAAGGTATTCCGTTCAGCTTTAGGGAAAGTAAAAGACGGTAGAACGTTTTATTTAACAACTGATGGATATGTCCGCGGTGGCGTTTTGGATGATATGAAAGAAAAAGCACGAATGGTTCTAAGTGGAGAAGTTGAAAACAGTAAGATTTTCCCCTTCATCTGCAAATTAGACTCTGAAAAAGAAGTCGAAGATATTACAAACTGGGAAAAAGCTAATCCTTCTATTCGAGATAACACAGAATTATTCGAAACGATGAAAGAAGAGTGGGCGGATTGTCAAACTAACATTCCGATGCATGTGGAATTTATGACAAAACGGATGAACATTCCAAAACAATTGTTTCAACATAAGATTGCTACTTATGAAGATCTTCTTGCAACAAATCAAGAACTACCAGACAATTTGCATCAATATCAATGCGTTGGTGGTGTAGATTTCGCTGAATTACGCGACTTCTGTAGCGTAGGTTTGTTATTTAAGGTGAATGGTAAGCGTATTTGGATTCACCACACGTTTATATGGCACGAAGCGTTGAAAATGCAGGATATTAATCAAGATATTATAGATATCGGTGTGGAAAAAGGACTCTTTACCATCGTCTACGATAAAGAAATTAAGCCCGAACGCGTTATCAATTGGTTTTTAGAAAAAGCAAAAGAATACGATATTAAATACATCGCTATTGATAAATTCCGTTCGGTAATTTTGCAGCCTTTATTAGAACAAGCTGGTTTTCATGAAAAAGTAAAGGTAGTCCGTCGTGGTCAATATATTCACGCTATGTTAGACCCGTTAATTCAACATTTATTCATCAATCATAATATCGTTTTTCACGATGATCCTGTTATGCGTTGGTATTGTGGAAATATCTATGTTGATGAACTAGGAAATGGCTCAAAAGAATATAAAAAAATCGACCCTGTCAAAAGAAAAACTGACGGGTTTTTTGCATTTACTCACGCTTTAAATTTCGATGGAGAGATTGAAGACTATGCAATTGATATTAACGATATGCAAGTATGGTCATTTTAACTAAGGGAGGTGAGGTAATTGGGCATTAGAAATTTAGTTAAAACGTTTTTTGGTGGTGGGAGTAGTGAAATTCCAGATCCAGACTGCCAAACACTGCAATTAAAAGCGGAAATAGCTTACAAGAAACTGTATGTTAACTCTGCTATCGATCTAATTGCACGTTCGTTAATCGCTTGTGATTTCGAATCGTATAGGGACGGAAAGTTGAAAAGGAGTTTGAACTACTATCAATTGAATGTATCACCGAACAAAAACCAAAATGCTCATGAATTCTGGACTAAATTTGTTCACGAACTTGTTTATGAAAACGAAGTCTTAGTATTGCCTGTGGGAGAAGAATTGTGGGTAGCTGATTCGTTTCATCGTGAAACTACGAATGGTTTAAAAGAGTTTACTTATCATTCATTGTCAATTAACGGTGAAATGTTAACGAAAACTTATAAAGAAAGCGAAGTCTTGTATTTCCGGCTTTCTCAGGAGTCTATTAATCAAGTTATTGATAGCTTGTACAACTCATATGGATTATTGCTAGCGAAAGCGATGTCTGATTATAAAGGGAATGGAAAACTTAGATTTTTAATCAAAGGACGTTTCATGAATTCTTTAACAGACGAGAACGGAAAAGCGGCACAAGCACTTTTCGAGGAGAAGATGAGAGATTATACGAATCCCGAAAAACTTGCATCTGTTTTGTTCCTACCCGAACAAGTTAACTTAGAAGATCAGAGTAAGGACCTGCAAAAATTAGATACACGAGATATTAAAAATCTCGCTAAAGACATGCTAGATTTTGTGGCCGTCGCTTTCCACATTCCACCGTCTTTATTAAGCGGTATAAGCGAAGGTGGAATCTCGACTTCTGGTAACCCTACTGGTGATCTTGATAATTTCATACTTTTCTCTGTTAGACCAATCGGTGAAATGATTGCAAACGAGTACAACAAAAAGATGTTTACGAGAGATCAATTTCTAAACAAAACTTACATCAAATTCGATATGAAGAACTTCAAATTGTTTGACCTAACAAAGTTTGCAAACGCTGTGGACAAACTATTCGCCGTTGGTGGGCTTAGTATTAACGATGTTATCGACCGTTTGGGTGGCGAATTAATCGATGAAGATTGGGCCAATAAACGTTATGTAACTAAGAACTACGAAAGAGCCGAAATAAGCGGAACTATGGAAGGGGGTGAAGATGATGGAAATGGAAAAGATTCAACCGAAGTTCCTAATGATGGAGAATCAGGAGAACAGTAAAAAAGTCGTTGCTTACATGCATGGAACTGTTGGTGCTGGTTGGTGGGGTGACATTAACGCAAGGAAAACACGCGAAATGTTCGATAACATCGATGCTGACGAAATTGAACTACACATTCATTCCGGCGGCGGTGATGCATTTGAAGGTATTGCGATTTGTAACTACCTAAGAAGTCATAAGGCCAAAGTTACTGCTGTGGTTGATGGCCTTGCTGCTTCTGCCGCTTCATTAATTGCAATGGGCGCCGACAAAATTATCATGCCATCTAATACAACAATGATGGTTCATCGAGCTTCAACTTATGCGTACGGTAACGCTGACTCATTAGAGAAGCAAGCTAAAATGTTACGTGATGTTGATGATGCTTTGATTCAATCGTATAGAAACCGTTTTAACGGTGAATTTCACGAATTAGAGGCGTTATTAGATAACGAAACTTACATGACTGCTGAAACAGCTAAATCTTATGGTTTCTGTGATGAAATCGTTGATTCGGTTGATATTAGTGTGGACAGTGAAGATGACATTGTTGAAGAACCAGAAGAAAACGAACCGGTTGCGGTTATCGAAAATGAAGCTGACAAACGTAGCGTTAATGCTGAAAAAGCATCGAATTTCATGGCTTCATTACTAAAATCTATTAAATAATAGGGGGAACTTTACAATGGGTAAAGACTTAGAATCAAAAATTGCAAATCGTCAACAATTAAGCGAGGTATTAGCATCTGGAACACCAGAACAAGTAGATAACGCATTAATTCAATTCGCTGAAGGTATCCAAAACGATATTTTACAACAAGCATCAGTTCAATCAAGCGATCATGCCGTTTTAGCTGCACGCGGTGGCCACGTTTTAACTAGTCAAGAAACTAAGTATTACAATCAAGTAATCGCCGGTAATTCATTCGCTGGTACTGAAGCGTTAGTTCCTCCAACGGTTATTGAACGAGTATTCGAAGAGTTAACGCAATCTCACGAACTATTAAATGAAATTAATTTCGTAAACGTAGGTGCTTTAACTGAATGGATTCTTAAAAAGGGTGACGTTCAAACGGCGTTTTGGGGCAAGTTATGTGCGGCTCATAAAGAACTTTTGGATGAAGGTTTCGACACAATCGATATCTCACAATTCAAATTATCGGCGTTCATGCCTGTTTGTAAATCAATGTTAGATTTAGGCCCAACATGGTTAGATCGTTATGTTCGAACTGTATTAGTTGAGTCTTTAAAAATCGCATTAGAACAAGCTATCGTAGACGGAACTGGTAAAGATCAACCTATTGGAATGATGCGAGATTTATTAACGGTTGCAAATGGTGAGCATTCTGCAAAAGACGTTGCAGGACAATTAAAAGACTTCTCTCCATTCACTTTAGGAAGTAAAATCATGGCCCCTCTTACGAAAGACGGGAAACGTAATCCTGAAAATGTATTACTAATTGTAAACCCTGTAGATTACTGGGCACGCATTTACGGTTACACTACACGTCCTAATGCCGATGGAACTTATGCTTACAATGTATTACCAATCCCAGGGAAGATTATTAAATCTCATGCAGTTCCAAAAGGCAAGTTAATTGCAGGTATGGCGAAAGATTACTTCTTAGGACTAGGTGGAGCACAACGTTTAGACGTTTATGATCAAACTCGTGCTATTGAAGACGAAGATTTATATATCGCTAAAATGTACGCTAACGGACGTGCTGAAGAAAATGAATCATTCTTAGTATACGATATTACAACAATGGTTGAACCTACACCAACGCCAGCGCCAGCAGTAGCGTCAGGAGAGTAAAAAGGGGTGAACCTTTATGAGTGAAATTGAATCAGGGGCGGCGTTAGTGTCGCCTTTTGATTTACTTGATGATGTAAAACATGCACTAGCTATAACGTGGACTGAAGAGGACAATAACATCGTAAAGTTAATAGATCGTTCCGTTTGCTATATTAATGACTTAGTAGGCGCTGTACTAGATCTAAAGGTCAATTTAGTTGCACGAGAGTTAGTTATAAACCGTATTCGATATGAATACAACAATGCATTAGATCAATTTGAATCTAATTTTGAACGACCACTCTCAAGATTGACATTCCAAGTAGCGTTAGACGAAAGGAAGACTAGTGATGGTAATTGAACAGCATAGAAAAACTTACAATGACGGGTTTGTAAGTTTCATGGAGAAGAAAACTATTCGAAATGCCACTAAGAAAGTAATTGGATATGAAAATGTCGAGATTATCAAACTTAGATTTGCAGAACTTTCGTGTCGCGAGATTGATATACAGCTAGTTAATAGTGTGGGAAAACAGTTAGATATGAAGATTGAAACGTTGTATGCTCCTATATTTAAGAGAAAAGATGTGGACAATCTAACTCTCAAATTGCGTGGCGTTTCTTACAGCATCATTAAAGCTGATCGTTTTAAAAACAGTATGTATTCATATTTACAAAAGGTAGGTGGTCTTGATGACTCTGAACGAATTGATTGAGAAGTATAATGTCAAACTGGTTGAGCACTTAGAATCATTCTTCAGTGGCTCTCAAGTTTACCAGGACATTGTACAAGAAGACGAAGCTAATCTATCCACAATTAATCATGTGGTGTTCGAAACAGGTGGATTCGAGAGGACAGGCGTTACAAATTACAACCAAGAAGTTACTGTTTATTTCTTCTCGGAAAATAGAGAAGACTTGGACATTCTACAATTGGAATTCATGGGCAGCCTTTCTAAAACTGGCCACACTTGCAATAAATCGCTCAAAGACAAAATGAAAAAGAAAGATACTGAATTCTTTGTGGACGTACTCACATTTGAATTGACGAGGAACATCAAAATTGTCTGCTAAGTTTAGCGTTGATTCGGCGCAATTCGAAGCGTATCAAAGGAACATTGAGCGATTACCAAACGTTGCAGAAAAGATCATTAATGAAGAGTTAAAAAAGAAAATATCACCTATTATGCAAAAGTCAATTTTAGGTTTAATACCAATTTCAGATAGGAAGAAACCACATGCCAAACTATCTAAGTCTATTCAAGGAACTTTAAAAGAAAACCTAACTTTAACCTTAAAGCCTAAAGTCAAATACGCTTATCTAGTATTTCCTGATTTAGGTGTCGGTAAAAGTAAGGGGAACAAGCCTGAAGATTTCATGGCACACGGTGTGGTTAGAGAAACAAACAAATCTGTTGAAGAGCTTAATAAAGCTTTGATAGAAGAAATTAATAAAACATTAGGAGGGCAATAATATGCCAGTTACAGTTGATGTGTTTGATGCAGTCGAGATTAAGAATGCAAGTGTACTTTTTAAAGGTGCAACGGTAACGGACCCATTCGGTTGTGTGGGTAAATTAGATGCAGAGACAGAAATTAAATCGATTGAAAAGAAATGCGGTGGCGTTATAGAAAAGAAAAAATCAAAGCCAACGCAATTAACAGTTAAAATTAGCGGTCATATGAAATTGAAAGTTATTCGTGACATTTTCGGTATTTCAAATACTGGATTAATCACAGATGTATTCGCATACGGAATTGATAGCATGGGTAAAGATTTTTCATTTGTTGCTGAAGAGAATGATATTTTTGAATCAAATACACGTTTAATTGCATTCCCTAACTGTTCGGCTGCAACAGGTTTCGTAAAAAGTGTGGAAAACGGAGCAGAAGAAATAGCAGAAGTTGAATTAGAAATTACTGCATTACCAGATCAATATGGAAAATTTTATTATGAAGGTATTAATTTAACAGAAACAGTTGCACGGGCTTGGTTAACTAAATTTGATCCTGCAAGCTTACAAAAAACTGGGGCTTAATATAACCATATAAATTCTATAAAAGGCGCTCTTTATGAGTGCCTTTTAATTTTGATAATAGGGAGAGATTTATTATGTTAGAAAATATTACATTAACAAATCCAGAAACAAGAGAAGAAAAAGAAGTAAAGGTGAATGCTAACTTAACGGCGTGGACACTATTCAATTTAGAAAAAGAGGGAATCATTAGCAAATCATTTTTAAGCACTTTATTAAGCACTGGTAGCGAACGAAGCATGGACTTATTAGACTCTATCCGCGTTGTTTATGCGTCTTATCGTCAAGCAAATCCAAAAGATCACTTGGATTTCGAATCATTTATGAAACAATATGAAGTTGATATGACGGAAGCACTTGAAATTTTCGGTACTGTATTAGGTAAACAGAAAAATAAAAATAAGATGGCGCAAGGTTTCAAACAAAAAGCTGAAAAAAAGGCTTAGCACTTCCGAAATTCGAAATTGAGTACGTAGTTGATTTATATAGTCTCTACGTATTTATTTTTGAAATCCCGGAAAAAACTTTCTGGCATTTACCTTTACGTGACGTTCAAAGAATAGCGGAAAACAAAAATGCTTACGAAGGCTGGAAAGCCTATATCCAGGAAAAGGAGAGTGGAAAATAAATGGCTACTCCTTCAAAGGAAACGGTAATAAAGTTTAGAGCTGATACTTCTGATTATAAGAAAAACATATCTGATATTAATAGGGAGAATAGAGCTTTAAATCAAGAGTTAAAATTAACTCAAACTCAAATGAAATTAAGCGGTTCGGAAGTCGATAAGCACGCAGCATCTTTATCTACACTTGAGAAGCAGTACGAACTAGCTAAAAGGAAGACGCAAGAAACAGCTCAACAACTGCAAAGAGCAAAGCAAGTGTGGGGAGAAAACTCTACAGAAGTAAAAAAGCTTGAAGAAGCAATGAGAAAAGCTCAAATTGCTGAAGCTGAAATGTCAAATAAGATTCAATTAACGACACAAGCATTAGATCGCGCTAAACAAGCTGAAGCGGAACGAAATAGTGAGTCTGCAAAATCTAAGCAAAAGTTAAGTGAATTACAACGTGCCGAATCCCTATTAGTAACAGAAACTAACAAATTGAAATCAGCTTTAGAAGAGGAACGTGTCGCGTTAGGTAGTAGTTTATCAGCTTCAGAAAAACTACAAATGCAACAAAGACATTTGGGTGAACAATTAGAATTAAGCGCGCGTTCAGTTAAAAACCTAGAGCAACAATTAGAAGCCGCAAAAAGCGCATATGGCTCAAATTCAGCTGAAGTTAACAAATTAGAAACAAAGTTAAATGAAGCTAGAACTGCTGAAATGCGATTGAAAAATGAAGTTGAACAAACAAGTACATCGTTAAGAGAACAAGCAAATGTTGCCGAACGAACAGGAAATAAACTAAAAGAAGTTGGCGATAAGACAAAAGAAATTGGTTCTAACTTAACCAGTACTGTTACTCCTGCTATAGCCGGTGTAATGGGCATTACAGGAAAATGGGCGAATGACTTTGATACTTCACAAAAGCAAATTCAAGCGTCTTTAGGCCTAACGGCTAAAGGCGCGGAGAATGTGGGTAAAGTAGCTGAAGACGTGTTCTTGCATGGTTGGGGTGAAAATTTACGAGAAGTAGATAACGCCGTAATGAAAGTATGGCAAAACATGAAGGATGTTCCACTTGAAGAATTACAGAACGTGACAGAGGGCGTTATGGCCCTTTCTAAAACGTTTGATGTGGATTTGAGTGAAACAACTCGTGGCGCTTCTGCATTAATGACTCAATACGGAATGGACGGCGCACAATCGCTTGATCTTATCACAGCTGGTTTACAAGCTGGACTTGATAAATCTGGTGAGTTTACGGACAACTTAGCTGAATATACACCGTTATTCAAACAGGCGGGCTTCACTTCAGGTGAAATGCTAAATATTCTTAATAACGGATTAGTAAACGGGGCTTATAACTTAGATTACGTAAATGATACCGTAGCCGAATTCGGTAAGAAAGTACAAGATGGTTCTAAAGGAACAGCGGATGCTTTTGCCGGACTATCCAAAGAGACTCAAGGTATCTGGGACTCTTTTAACAATGGGAAAGCAACCGCCGCTGATGTTTTTAAGGCTGTTATAAACGACTTAAAAGGAATGGACGATAAAGTTAAACAAAACCAAATTGGTGTCGGATTATTTGCTACTCGTTGGGAAGATATGGGTGCTGAAGCTGTATTAAGTCTTACTGATGTTAATAGTGAATTTGAAAATACGGCTGGTGCAATGGCGAACGTTACAATGCTTCAAGAAGAAGCATTTGGACAAAAAGCACAATCACTTTATCGTGAACTTCAAAAAGCGTTAGAACCTTTAGGTAAAGTATTTTTAGAATTAGCGGAACAAGTAATGCCTATCATTGTTGATGCTGTAAAAGGTTTAGTAGATGTATTCAATAGTTTATCGCCAGAAACTCAAAAGGTAATAGGTGTAATAATGGCGGTCATAGCCGTTTTAGGTCCATTTCTCTTAATACTTGGTCCAATTATATCAGCCATAGGATCGATAATAGGTGTTGTAATGACTGTCGTTGGCTGGTTAACTACTTTCGGAACAGCCATCGGAACATTAGTAACAACAATCGCGGCATTTGTAGGCGCTCCTGTAGCTGCTGTAGTTGCAGCGATAGCGGCAATAATTGCAATTGTAGTTGCTGTAATTGCAATATTCAATAACTGGGGCGGTATAACTGATTGGCTAAAAGAAAAGTGGAGTGAATTCACAACATGGATGTCTGAACTATGGGCTAGCATTTCCGAAGGTGCATCTGAAGGTTGGGCTAGTTTAATGGAGACGATATCGGCTAGTTGGGATGCGATAGTCGAATATTTTAGTACGAAATGGGAAGAGTTTAAAACTGCATGGTCTAATTTTTGGACTCAATTTGGCGAGATAGCAAACACACTGTGGACAGGCATAATCGAATGGTTCTCCACAACTTGGGATTCATTCGTTAATATTTGTTCTACTGCATGGGAATTTGTTAAATTAGGATTTTCTGCATTCTGGGAAGGCTTGAAAGAAATTGCACAAATAGCATGGGATATTTTATTTCAAATCATAACATTCCCATTACAACTATTATTAACTGCTTTCATTTTAGGTTGGGAATTAATAAAAGAACCAGTAACACAATTCTGGGAATGGATTAAACCTTATATCGTTGAATCTTGGAATGTTATTTCCTCTACTTTTACAGAATATAGAGATATATTAGTTAATACTATCAGTGAATTGTGGAATACAATTACAAGTGCAACTAGTACAGCGTGGAATTGGATTACTAATATAATCCGTGAATCGTGGCAATGGATCACTGATACTGTAAATGCGTTTTTGGACCCTATCAAATTTAAAATACAGCAAGGTTGGAATTATGTATTAAATATAACATCTCAAGCGTGGAACGCGGTTTCGACGTTTATTTTTGATGTTTGGAATGAGATCGTTGGATATATTGGGAACAAAATAAATAAAGCGAAAGATACTGTTACAAGTGGTTGGGATTCTACTAAAAAAACAACCTCCAACAAATGGAATGAAATAACTTCTACCATTTCAAAAGTTTGGAATACGATAACTTCAAATATTAGTAATGCAGTAAATGAAGTGAAAAGTAGAATCGGAGGCGCATGGAATGTAGTTTATTCTATAACGTCAGGTATCTGGAATAATATCGTATCTAATGTAACTGGCGCTTGGGACACTATGAGTTCTGGTGTATCAGGAGTATTTAATTATATTTCTAGTGTAGTTCGTAGTAATTGGAATTATATTTCAGATATCCTTCAAGGCGTTTATAAACCAATTAATAGTGTGATTGATTTCTTTTATGATCTTTGGAATTCGATTATTAGAGTAATGAACGGTATTATCGATACAGTTTCAAGAGCGTGGAATAAAGCTGGTGGCATTTTAAACAAATTAAATCCATTTAGCAGTTCTTATTCTATAAGTGTTAACGATAATACAGGAAAGCAAGGTTTTGCCCCGGCATCGTTCGCAGCACCTGCATCGTTTGCCGCACCAAGGGCATTTGCTGCTAATTTAAATCAAGGCGTTTCATTTTCTTCTGGAGGTGCACTAGGAGATACGGTGCAAAGGATTACTACAGCAACTGGTGGAAATGGTATCCTTTCTAATTTGCCTAACATTGTTAACAATTCATTGTCATTAGGTAAAGGATTTAATTCTAATCAGCAACAAGAACCACAAGAAATAAAAAACGAAGTTACTTTTAATACAACTGTTAAAAATGAAAGTGATCTAAATAAAATGTTTGAAAAAGCTGACGATTGGCTTGCAAAGAAAGGACAAAGGTTAAACATCGGTAAAGGGAGGGTGCGACGTGGTTGATATTCGAATAAATGAAATATTAGGGCGTGACTATCATCTTTGTATGGTAGAGCGCCCAGACATACCAACAGCAAAGGAGAAAGTAGATTTTATTGAAGTTCCAGGGCGAGAAAATGGATCATTAACAAAGAAGAATGGTTATGAAGACGTTACTTTCAAGATTGATTTTAACTTATTAGAGGATTATAACATCAAACCATTGTTACGACGTATAAAAGCATGGTTATTGAACGCAAAAATCCTTTCTTTTACAGATGATAACGTTTATAGAAAAATAAAAAGTGTGGAAATAGGTAACATCGCTAATGAAATAGAAGAATATGGGCAATTCGAAGTTACTTTTGTAGCTGATCCATTTGAATACGCTATTCTACAACCTTTGGAAATAACTACGACAACTACTCTTGTAAACTATGGAACTAAGTATTCACTACCTAAAATAACGATTTATGGCAGTGGATCAATTACTGTTACGATAAATGATGTTTCATTCTTAATTAAAAATGTAAATAGTTCAGTAGTAATTGATTCTGAATTAAAAGAAGCGTATTCGAACACTACGCCGATGAATAATAATATGATTGGTAATTTCCCTATATTTTCTGAAGGTGCAAATACAATAAAATGGGCTGGAACTGTTACGAAATTGCAAATTGATCCGAGGTGGCGTTACCTATGATTACACTATATAAACCAACTGAAACAGATTTTACTCACAATGGTATAGGTATTTTAGACGATAATATTTACGATGCAGTTATCGAAGAAGAATTAAATGGTTTATATGTCTTAAGTTTTAAATATCCGTTATTCGCTCCACATGGATTAGAAATAGGTGGGCAATGTTTAATCAAAGCGCCAACACCTGACGGAAATCAATTATTCCGTGTAGCACGTCCGGCCCCTTCTATGGGTGAATTAAATGTGTTTTGCTATCATGTTTTCTATGATTTAGTTGATAACTTAATTGAAGATACATTCATTCAAGAAAAGGGTGGGCAAGCAGCGTTACAACAAATGAAAGAACGTATGCAATATAGCACTAATTTTAATTTCATTAGCGATATAAGTACAATTGCTAGTTCTCGTTTAGTTGGAAAAAATCCAGTCGAAGCAATACTTGATAACAGTCAGGATAATTCTTTCCTTAGTCGTTGGGGTGGGGAATTAAAAAGGGATAATTTCACCGTCCACATGCTAAGAGAACGTGGCAGAGATCGTGGCGTTGTGATTCAGCATAAGAAAGATTTATTGGGATATGAATCAGACGTTGATTGGACAAATGTTATTACTCGTATGATGCCAAAAGGATTTGACGGTCTATTATTACCAGAAAAGTATGTGGAAAGCTATAACGCCAGTAAATATATTAAACCTAAAATTAGGGTTGTTGAATTCGATCATATAAAAGCAGCCGTTGGCGATTACGCTGACGACGAAGACGCAGTTCCGTTACCGCAAGCGTATCAAATGTTACGCGATGCTGCTAAAAAAATGTACGATGAACAACATGTTGATTTTCCAAAAGCGACATATAAAGTAGAGTTTCAAGAGTTATCGCAAACTGAAGAGTATAAAGATTTGGCGGTATTACAACGTGTATATATGGGAGATACAGTAACAGTTATACATGAAGAAGACGGTTTCGAAATTGAAGCTAAAGTTAATCATTACAAATACGACCCAATCAATGAAGAGTATATCGAATTGACATTAGGCAATTTTAAAGAGTCATTCGTTGATATAACAGGCAGAGTTGATAATGTTGAGAATAACTTCAATGATATTAGAGATAGCGTAAATGGTATTAAAAACAACGTTAAAGGAATGGAAAAATCAATATTAGAACAAGCACGCGAGAATGCTACGAATTTAATCAATAGCGGTTTCGGTGGCCATGTTCGTATATATCCAGAAAGAATTTTGATTATGGATACAGCTGATGAAAGAACCGCTAAAAAAGTGTGGCAATGGAATATCAATGGATTTGGTTATTCCTCCACGGGCATTAATGGACCATATAACACGGCTATTACAATGGATGGAAGGATTGTTGCTGATTTTATTACGACTGGTACATTAAATGGTAATTTAGTACGAGGTGGTGAAATCGTCGGTTCTACAATACGAACTGACAACGGATCAACATATGTAAACTTACAAAAGCAATTCATTAGGTTAATGGAATCGAATAAAAATAGATTATTTATTGGGTATTATAATAGGTCATCCGATAATCAAATACAGCCGACTATATTAATGCATGATGATATAGACACGAATACATTCAAAGATGGAACGTTAGCCATGTCACAATTTCCTAATACGGCTAAAACAGTCTGGAATGGAAGTGTTGGAATCGTTAAAGGTAAAGAAACTGATGGAACCGCACATTATGCATCTAGAATTAATTTTGATACATCGGGTGATTTCGTTGTAAATAACGATAGGAACGCAATAATGAATAGCAAGCAAGGATTCACGGTAAACTCAGACGGTCAATTTACTACAGATACTTTTAGAACGCGTATAGAATCAACTGATAATATCGACGTAATATCCGGGGGCAAATTGTGGATGGGGTCAGACTTAAGCACAAATATTGTCGCGGGCCAAAATACAGTAATTACTTCTGGAGTAGGTATAAGCCAGTATGCAAATGGCGGTTCGTATTGGGTAGAATCACAAAATGGTACTACGTTCACAGTTAAAAACCCTACGTCTTCATTTTGGGTAGATGCGCCAAAAGCAGTTTTTAAGTGCGGTTTAACCGCAAACGGGATTAACGTATATGATAATTGGGTTGATTCAACAGGATCGATTAGATATATGAATGGCGCAAAAGGTTGGGGGTTTTACGGTCACATTGGCTCGCCGGGATGGGCTTACTTTACATTATCTTAGGGGGATTGAATATGGAATACAATTATTTAGGTGTTTTAGTAACGATTGAAGAAGGTGGAACAGTAAAAGTTCCGCTAGATAAATTAGCGGATATTGGTGTTGGAGTCGGTGATACAATTGAAATTTTCTCAGACCATGATCAAGTTTATTTAAGAAAAACAGATACATTTTGTGATACATGTAAAGCGAATGGGCATCTGCATAAACTAGCTGCATTAAACGTATGTACACGCTGTTTGGTTTCATTGCAACAACAAGCAAAAAAAGTGGAACAATAATAAACATTTTCAAAAAGTGTGTACACGCAGGCTTTTTTCTGTGAAAAACCTCAGGTTATCATTCCAAAATTCATATGTGCTGTAGAGGTAAGAAATCTTAACATGTGTGTGATGACTTAAAAAAGGGCATAAAAAAATAAGCCACATGTTATTAAATTTTTTTAACAGTAGCGAAAGAAATATGAACTTGAATAGGTTACTACGAAAGAACTTTTGAATATTCAATAAAACCAGATCGTTGATCTAATATATGATAGATAATTTTAATAACTTTATGTGCAATGGCGATAAGTGCTTTCTTTTTACCTCTCCGTGCAGCAAGAGACCAATACTTTCCTGATAACCATGTATGACGTGTTCGCGAGATGGCCCAGGCTACTTCGCAAAGCATAGATTGAATATGTGGGTTTCCTTTTGTTGTTCGAGAATTCTTTTTCTTGCCTGCACTTTCATGATTTCCAGGGGATAATCCTGCCCATGAAGCAAGATGTTGGGCGGATGGAAATTGTCTCATTTCGACACCAACTTCTGCAATAATACTTGCGGCAGCATGTTTTTTTACCCCAGGAATCGTTAACAGGAGTTCAACTTGTTCTTGATAAATAGAAAGAAGTTGATCAATTTTTTCTTCTATTTGTTGAATGGATTCTTCGAGAAATAAGATGTGATTCCAAGATTGGCGAATAAGAAAAATTTGATGTGGATTTAAAGTTCCAAACAAGGATTCTGTAATCTGGGATGCCTTCGGCATCATGCTTCCATGAATATTTTCTTCTACTTCATGTGAGTTAACATATCCTTGTTCCACAAGGCGAGTGAGTAATTTACGACCAGATACACCAAATACATCAGAGATAATAGAACCTAGTTTAATGTTAGAACACTCTAATGTTTTTTGAATACGATTTTTTTCAGCAGTCATATTGCCAATCATTTTCTTACGTAATCGTGTTAAATCACGAAGTTCTCGAATGTCTGATGGAGGTACGAAACTTTTTTCGATTAGTCCATATCGAAGGAGTTTGGCAATCCATTCAGCATCCGCTACGTCTGTTTTCCGCCCTGGTACATTTTTTATTCTTTGTGCATTGGCAAGAGTAATATCAAAATAATCTTCTAAAATGTTAAAAACGGGTTTCCAATAGATACCGGTGCTTTCCATCGCAAGGTGGGTAATATGTAGCTCTTCGAGCCATTGAAGCATTTCAAATAAATGTTTTGTCAAAGTAGGAAATGTACGAATTTCCTTTGTAAGTTCTGTCTCAGAATTTCCAATATAAGTACAAACAACAATTTCTTTCTGATGGACATCAAGTCCAGCACAATGAGAATGTAGAGTTTCCAATGCATGAACCTCCCCAATAGATATGAGATGGATGACCGAAATAATTGGAAATTCAACATTTTTCTGTTCGTGATCAGAAGGAATCTGTCAACAAAGGGGTGTGCACCAAATTATTTCTTACAGTTTATTTTACGGGGTAAATCCACCATAAAAAGCCACGTACTAAAGTATCCATCTATTTAACCAGTATGGAAAACTTGGAAAATAAATAGTCCCACCCTTTTTCATATATGGGTGGGACTGTAAAGTCATGATTGTTTATTTTGAACAAAAGGAGTGATCTATTTGGCAGAACTATTAAAAGTAAGAGAAATAACAATTGATACTATACAACACAAGGAGTTCAATAGAAAAGAAGAGGAATTGAAGCTCATCCGGTTTTATCAGAATGATTTAAACTCTGCCAAACTATTAATCAATGTTACTCATGATAAAGTAGTAACAGATTTTTCATCAGCGATAAGTGTACAAATTGCATTTTTAAAGCCTGATGGTAAGCGAGTATTCCAAGATGTACAGAATGTAAATCAAATGCAGGGTAAGTACTATGTTGTTTTAAGCACACAAACTCTGATTGCTTATGGAAATGTTATTGCACAATTGAGGTTCACTTTCCCAAATAACAAAGTGATTGAAACTTGTATGTTAGCATTTACAGTAGATGAATCAATAATGTCTGATGACGCGATGAAATCTACAAATGAATTTCCAGTAATACAAAAAGCAATTGAAGTAGGAGAGAAATTTAAAGGTGTAGATTTCGCTCCAATCATTAAGGCAGGAGAGTTAGCAGCAGGAGCGGTTAAGCGTTCCGGGGATACAATGACAGGCAGTCTTTATATGGATGTTGCATCAACTAACCGTTCATATGGATGGAGAAGAGCGGATGGAAAACTACATTACATCTACGCAGGAGCGGATGTTATAGCTTTATTTTCAGACGTGCCTAATAAATCAGTGTGGCAGTACATTCCGTCTACAGATACATTCAACGTAAACGCTAATAATACAAACATGCTCAAAAAAGCAGGCGACACGATGACAGGTGACTTGAATCTAGATAAAGCTAGTGGAGCTAGATATCTAGCATTTAGTAAAGCAGGCACAGCGCAGTATTATATTGGTACTCAAGCGCAAGATAAATTCCATTTACGCGACCAAGTGGCAAACACTACAGTGTTTGAGTACGACCCAGTATCCAAGGTATTCACAATGTTCGCAGAGACTAACCTTGTCAAGAAATCGGGTGACTCCTTCACAGGACAAATGGTACTTGCAGGTACGATGGCTAACCTGAAAATTGATGACAAGGCAGGCTCTATCCAAGTACATCAACCTACAGACGTTACTACTAGCGCAAGAGGGATGCAGTTCTACGAGGGCGGAGCAACTGTAGGAGGAGTCGGGCGCTTACGTAATGGTGCAGGCATAGACCAGATGTATATGGGGTGGGGCGCTAACCCGTGGAGTGACAGTACAAGTCTTACAGTAAGTGACACAAAGTTCCAATATAAAGGCAAACCTGTAGCAATGCGAGATAAAGACGGGTTAGTCAATCTAACCTTAACAGCAGATGCAACAAACGCAAACGCCGGGTACATGCCAATAGCAGATAGACGAGGAAACACGGTTACTGTCCGTATGGAGGTAACTAGAAACGTAGGCTCGGCTAGTCCACTAATTTGTACCCTTCCTGTAGATGTTAGACCTGCCAATACTATCAGCATGAACTTTTTAGCGAATGACGGTAGTGTCGTAGGTGTCAATATCTCATGGGATGGAAAAATCGAAATATATACTACAGGCAAGCAAACAAAAATCGTAGCTACCTACGTAGTTAACTAAGGAGGAGAACACATGGCTAAATATTACGGTTATTGTTATGACAATGAGGGTAAGTTCACTGAAATTATTCCTCTAGAAGAAAAGGTAATCACGGAAAAACAAACGTTTTATAGAGAAGAAACAAAAGAAATTGTCACAGAAGAAAAGCTTTGTGAACTTCATCAATCTATCGAGAATGGTACTTATGTACCAGATCCAGAGAATGTGGAAGAACCAGTCAGTAAACACGAATGCCCTAACTGTGTAATGGAACATATAGAGTATGAAACTATTGAAGTGCCATACGAGGAAGATGTTGTTATAGGTTATGAGCCTGACATTCCTGAAAATTGCACTTTAGAAGTTTGTCCGGATTTAATTTACGCTCCAATATTCAAGGAAGGTAAATGGGTTAAAACAGCTGAACCAAAGCCAGAAGAACCAAAACCAGAAGAACCATCGGAGTTAGAAAAACTAAAAAAGCAGATGGAACTAACTCAGCAAGCGCTGGATGAATTATTATTCGGAGGTAAGTAAGATGGCAAATTATTTGGGGCAAAGGATTATCGATGAAGCATACACTTACGATTATGTTATTTCAAAGCGTCCAGACTTAAAAAGTGGTATCGACTTATACCTAATTAAAAATCAAAGAGTAGATTTAATTACAGGCGCGCAATAGTGGGCTTTTTTTCTGTGAAAAACCTCAGGTTATCATTCCAAAATTCATATGTGCTGTAGAGGTAAGAAATCTTAACATGTGTGTGATGACTTAAAAAAGGGCATAAAAAAATAAGCCACATGTTATTAAATTTTTTTAACAGTAGCGAAAGAAATATGAACTTGAATAGGTTACTACGAAAGAACTTTTGAATATTCAATAAAACCAGATCGTTGATCTAATATATGATAGATAATTTTAATAACTTTATGTGCAATGGCGATAAGTGCTTTCTTTTTACCTCTCCGTGCAGCAAGAGACCAATACTTTCCTGATAACCATGTATGACGTGTTCGCGAGATGGCCCAGGCTACTTCGCAAAGCATAGATTGAATATGTGGGTTTCCTTTTGTTGTTCGAGAATTCTTTTTCTTGCCTGCACTTTCATGATTTCCAGGGGATAATCCTGCCCATGAAGCAAGATGTTGGGCGGATGGAAATTGTCTCATTTCGACACCAACTTCTGCAATAATACTTGCGGCAGCATGTTTTTTTACCCCAGGAATCGTTAACAGGAGTTCAACTTGTTCTTGATAAATAGAAAGAAGTTGATCAATTTTTTCTTCTATTTGTTGAATGGATTCTTCGAGAAATAAGATGTGATTCCAAGATTGGCGAATAAGAAAAATTTGATGTGGATTTAAAGTTCCAAACAAGGATTCTGTAATCTGGGATGCCTTCGGCATCATGCTTCCATGAATATTTTCTTCTACTTCATGTGAGTTAACATATCCTTGTTCCACAAGGCGAGTGAGTAATTTACGACCAGATACACCAAATACATCAGAGATAATAGAACCTAGTTTAATGTTAGAACACTCTAATGTTTTTTGAATACGATTTTTTTCAGCAGTCATATTGCCAATCATTTTCTTACGTAATCGTGTTAAATCACGAAGTTCTCGAATGTCTGATGGAGGTACGAAACTTTTTTCGATTAGTCCATATCGAAGGAGTTTGGCAATCCATTCAGCATCCGCTACGTCTGTTTTCCGCCCTGGTACATTTTTTATTCTTTGTGCATTGGCAAGAGTAATATCAAAATAATCTTCTAAAATGTTAAAAACGGGTTTCCAATAGATACCGGTGCTTTCCATCGCAAGGTGGGTAATATGTAGCTCTTCGAGCCATTGAAGCATTTCAAATAAATGTTTTGTCAAAGTAGGAAATGTACGAATTTCCTTTGTAAGTTCTGTCTCAGAATTTCCAATATAAGTACAAACAACAATTTCTTTCTGATGGACATCAAGTCCAGCACAATGAGAATGTAGAGTTTCCAATGCATGAACCTCCCCAATAGATATGAGATGGATGACCGAAATAATTGGAAATTCAACATTTTTCTGTTCGTGATCAGAAGGAATCTGTCAACAAAGGGGTGTGCACCAAATTATTTCTTACAGTTTATTTTACGGGGTAAATCCACCATAAAAAGCCACGTACTAAAGTATCCATCTATTTAACCAGTATGGAAAACTTGGAAAATAAATAGTCCCACCCTTTTTCATATATGGGTGGGACTGTAAAGTCATGATTGTTTATTTTGAACAAAATACGGCTTTGATTCAATTCATCAATCAAGAGGAGTGATTTCACTTCTCTTTTTATTTTGAGGAGATGATCAGTGTGAAACGAATAGTAGACCAAGTAATTTATGAAAAGCATGTTAGCCAGGAAAATAAAAACCTAGTCAAAGATTTTCTCATTGAAAAGAAATCGCAAGGGAAAGCGGCAAGCACTTTACAGCAATACAGTTGGGATTTACGAATTATTCTGTTTCTGATACATGAACACTTCGAAAATAAAAAAATTATTGATTTAACACGTAAAGATATTCGGAATTTATCTATTATCTTTCAAGAGATGGGAATGTCAAACGCACGTGTGAATGGATTGATGAGTGCATTACGTTCAGCTCTTGAGTTTTGTGCTGACGATGATGATTATAATTACGAGTTCAACGTAGGCTCAAGGGTGCGTGGTTTACCTAAGAATCCAATTCGAGACATTACATTTATAACAGAGGACCAGATTAATTGGCTAATCGATGAATTACTTGAACAAGAAAAATATATGTTAGCAACGTATTTAGCACTCTCTTATTACAGTGCAGCTAGAAAGAATGAGGTATATCAGGTTCAAAAAGAAGGGCTGACAGAACAATATTATACAAATGTGGTACGAGGAAAACGCGGTAAGAAGTTTAGATTATATTACAATCACCGAGTGCAGCAATGCATTCGTTTATATATAAATCAGCGAGGTAAGGATACTATTCCAGATTTGTTTGTACGTGTTTATAAGAATGGTGAGAGAAAAAGATTGAACAAAAGTGTATTTAATTATTGGTGCGAAATATTTGCTAAGATGCTGAACGAAAAGGAAGGGAAGGGATTTAAAATTAATCCTCACTGTTTCCGTCACAGCAGATTAGATAATTTAAAAGTTCAAGGAGTACCGCTTGAAAAACTAAAATCACTCGCTAATCATTCTGATATCTCCACAACTGAATCTTATTTGAAAGATAGAAGTGAGGAAGATATTGCAGAAATATTTGGAATGGACCCAAGTTATTTTGCAGCTTAAAAAGGAGAGGAAAAGATGGATCGCATTGATGTATTAATGAAAGCATTTATAGCTACGTTTGGTGGCTTCTGTGGGTATTTCTTGGGAGGATGGGATGCAACATTGAAAATCTTAGTGACGATGGCAGTTATTGATTATTTAACTGGCATGATTGCAGCAGGATATAACGGAGAATTAAAAAGTAAAGTTGGTTTCAAAGGCATCGCCAAAAAGGTGGTGCTTTTTCTTTTGGTCGGAGCGTCCGCTCAACTAGATTCAGCACTGGGAAGTAACAGTGCAATTCGTGAAGCGACTATTTTCTTCTTCATGGGCAATGAGTTGCTTTCACTTTTAGAAAACGCTGGTCGTATGGGAATTCCCTTACCTTCAGCATTAACAAATGCAGTTGAAATTTTGGGCGGTAAACAAAAACAGGAAGAGAAAAAAGGAGATGTTCAGTAATGGCTAAATATAGTTTACATGGTGGTCACAATAATATTGTACAAGGTGCTAATTATGGAGGGCGTAAGGAACACGTCATGGATCGTCAAGTAAAGGATGCAGTTGCGTCTAAGTTACGTTCTCTAGGTCACACTGTTTACGATGACACAGACGAGGTTGGTAGAACTCAAGCACAGAACTTAAATAACATCGTTCGCAATTGTAATTCACATGGTGTGGATCTCGTAATTTCATTCCATTTAAACGCTTATAACGGAGCTGCAAATGGTGTGGAGGTATGTTACTACGATCAGCAAGCCTTGGCGGCAAAAGTATCAGCACAACTTTCAAAAGATATTGGTTGGTCTAATCGTGGAGCTAAGCAACGTAATGACCTTTATGTGTTAAATAGCACTAAAGCACCAGCTATTCTGATTGAGCTTGGTTTCATTGACAACGATTCAGATATGGCGAAATGGAATGTAGATACAATCGCTAATTCTATTGTTTACGCATTAACTGGACAATCAGTCTCAGGTGCATCTAATAATTCTGGAAGTAGTAATACGAGTAATGATAGTGGATATCAATATGTAAAATCAGGTGAATTCGGCACAAATTGTATAAATGAAGCAATTCAAGCTATGGCCGAACGTGGAACAAAAGGGAAAGTTATTGTTAATCCATTAACAGGACTGGCATATATCGAGACCGAAGTGTTACCTGATTTGGAATTAAATAAAATCACTTGGTGGATGGATACTAGACCTGAAGGTAAATGGTGGTACGAGTATATTAAAAAATAAAACAAAAGAATAGTTTGGTTAAAAAGAGCCATCATTTGATGGCTCTTTTTTATGTTATTAAAATTTGCTTTTAGATAATGCTTTTAATATTGGATTCACAATTCTACTAATTAAGCGAATTCCTCTAAATATAGATTGAACAACCTTCATATAATCGTCCCCCTTAAATTAAGTAAATCATACCAATTTATAGAATGTATGAAAAGTAATGATTCATTTGACCACTGACCACAAAAATGACCACACACTTAAAATAAATTAAATTTATTCAAAACAAAAAGAATGCATTTAGATTTATTTTCTTTGCAGAAGAATGCACAACAGTAGTATAGGGTACACCAAAAGATATGATATACTTTATACGACTCATGTGGAGTGTGTGGCTTGGCTTAAGTTAGTATAATAGGAAAGCAGTTGATATAGGAAAAATCTATACCACCTGCTTTTTGGTTTACAAAAATACCATTCATAAGCGATTTTAGTTAAAATAAATATTGCTGATTTTCACAAATTATAAATTGAGATTTTGAAATTGTATTCATAGTGAGAGGATTTGAATTTGAAATGATAGATAATTTTTGGCGTGAATTACCACGACCATTTTTCGTACTTGCACCAATGGAAGATGTGACAGACGTTGTTTTCCGTCACGTAGTAAGTGAAGCAGGTCGTCCGGACGTATTCTTCACAGAGTTTACAAACTCGGATAGCTATTGTCATCCAGAAGGTATGAAAAGTGTACGTGGCCGTTTAATTTTTACAGAAGACGAACAACCGATGGTAGCACATATTTGGGGAGATAATCCTGAATACTTCCGTCAAATGAGTATCGGTATGGCAGAGCTAGGATTTAAAGGTATCGATATTAACATGGGTTGCCCAGTTCCGAACGTTGCATCAAGAGGAAAAGGTAGTGGCCTTATTCTACGTCCAGACGTTGCAGCAGAACTTATCCAAGCAGCAAAAGCGGGTGGACTACCTGTCAGCGTAAAAACAAGACTTGGCTTTAAAGAGTTAAGCGAGTGGGAAGATTGGTTAACGCACATTTTCAAACAAGATATTGCGAACCTTTCTATTCACTTACGTACAAGAGAGGAAATGAGCCAAGTAGATGCGCACTGGGAACTAATTCCGGAAATAAAAAAATTACGTGACCGTATTGCGCCAAATACGTTAATAACAATCAATGGAGACATCCTTGATCGTAAAATGGGGCTGGAACTTGCTGAAAAATACGGCATTGATGGCGTAATGATCGGAAGAGGCATCTTCAAAAATCCATTTGCGTTTGAAAAAGAGCCAAGAGAGCATAGCAGTAAAGAACATCTAGATCTTTTAAGACTACAACTTGATCTTCAAGATCAATATGCAGAAGTACTGCCACGCTCAATCACAGGGCTTCACCGCTTCTTCAAAATTTATGTAAAAGGCTTCCCTGGAGCTGCTGAATTGAGAAATCAATTGATGAGTACGAAATCGACTGATGAGGTGCGTGCTTTGTTGGATAAGTTTGAGGATAGTGTTGGTGTGGCTCAGGATAGTGAGACGGTGTAATACTTTGAAGATAGAGGGAAATGGATTGTATTAATTTGTGGGTAGTTATTTTATTTAGTTTTGAGTTTTTTTGTGAATGTAACTTTTTTTGTTGATACAGTCTGCTTGCTGAAAAAAGAAGTCTTTGAGAATATAATGAACTAACGAATACTCGTAAGGAGAAAAATGACAAGAGCTGGAGTAGAGTACATTAGGCTCTATCGAGGTATGAAATGTAATCTGAATAATAGACAGAAATAAAAAATCTCTTTATTTGAGCATGGCCATCAAGTTAAGAAAATGTATGATTTTTATCTAAATAGGACCTCCTTACATGCAGAGTGCATGTAAGGAGGTCCTATTTTATGTTCAAATTAATTAATGTAACAGCGGAAAAATTAAATCTAAATTTCCGATTATGAAAATATTGTTTTTCGACTTCTTTCGACATAATTTATAAAGTTAATTATTTAGTATTGGTATGAAGATCTTTTGAATAATAGTTATTTTTAAATATTCGATAATAATTTTAGAGTACTGTGGAATTTTCTTCTAATTTGAAGATTTTTTCTTATAGGAGCTACCAGAATTTTTTTATTTTAATTGGAGGGAAATTATGAAGAAAGTATTAATAGCTTTACTTACAGCAGGATTAATTACATCGGGTTGTCAAAAATCAACAGAATCAGTACCAACAAAAGAAGTAAGCCAAAATGTTAAGCAAGATGAGAAGAAAATTATGACGAATGAGAGCAATGATATTTCGACTTCAAATTTAAGTGGAATAGCAATGTACCTAAAAAAAACTTATCGACTTGAAGATTTAGAGAGAACGCTTTCATCCCCAAGAACAAAAGAGGAAACTAGATGGTTATATGTAGATAATTATGCTAAATATACATTTGAAAGTGATGGGAAAATTATTAATCATATTAAGATTGAATTATTAGAGCCAAAAGATTTGAAGTATAAGGATGCCTTCCAATTATTAGGTCTTGATATTATGTTAGGTAATAAAATTGAATCAGAAGGCACTGAGGCGGAAGGGTATGCAAAATATGATGTTCGAGGAAATGATGCGGAAAGTGTGCAGATTGAGAAGTTTTCAGGAACTGGGGGCGGTAGCATATCTGTAAGTGTGGATGGGGCTTTCAAAAATAAAGAAGGTACTGTTTGGTTGGATTGTGACCGGGATGGTAATGTGAAATTTATTGAAATGAATTATAAGGGTAAGGCGGTAGGAAATGAAACAAGTGTTGCTAACGAGAAATTAGAACCCTTTGATGCAGAGGCAGGATCGGAAGTAGGAAAGAATATTGCAAATATAAAAGTTTATGATACGAAGGATTTACTTATTGAACAAACCGGATTAGCCCCATTTTTATTTCAAGCAACGCTGTATGATAATCCAAATATGTATTATACAGCTGATTTTCCGATAAAAGTTCGAGTTGATAATAAGTCTACGGTAGAAGAAGCTGTGAAAATCGGAAATGAAATTAACAATTTAGTGGTAAGTGCTGTAAATAAAAAGTTTCCACATAAAAATTTTAGAGTCAAAACGTACATTTATCATACAGAATTGGATTCATCAGGTAATTTTAATGCTACTACATCAAAAAAATTGAAAATAATAGAAAATTAA